GTTTAAAATTCTTTCGACCATCTCTATACTTTACATTAATAAGTTCATCACCCATAATATAATTAAATTGTATAGTGTTTTCTTTCTGGCCTGTTTGAGGCATATACTCTTCACCTGTGGTAACTTTTAAGTCACGAAGGGAAGCTGGTGATATGCCTCTAGTTTTAAACCATTCAACAGCCTTGTCCTTAACTGGCTCGAATACTTCAACCGGTATTGGCTTTACATATTCTCTAGTAGCATTACCCTTACGTTGGTAAGTATGTAATTGAAAACTAGTGTCACAGTTATGACAAGTGCCGAGACCACGTTCCCAATCATAAGAAGCACATTGTAACTTCCTATTTTTAGGTTGTCTAGTGTGAGAGCACAAAGGGCAAATGCCTTGAGTACTTCCAGGTTTTAGACTGTATTGATTGAATTGGTCAATCAAGAATCCATTGATCTCTGTGTTTTCTATATTCATATATTAAAACGGTAAGTCCTCTGGTTTAGCTGCAGCAACTGGTTGAGCTGCAGGTTGATTATCTCTTGGAGCTGGTGACACATTTTCACCATTCGTCCAAACTACTTTTGCATTGCCTAAGTAAGTTTTAGCCTGCTTAGCCTCGCGCTCCTCTTTTGTCTGCTCAACAACAACTGGACCTTGGTTACCAAACTGGTCAACCTCGTCGTTTAGCGTTATTGTTATCGGTAGGTACTTTCCTTTCTTCCCTACGAATATTTTATCTTTCGGTATTTCAGAAAGATTTATAGAAGTTTTTATTATACTTGCCATATTACGAATTTATTAAGTTTACTAATTGCTTTACTTTATCAACAGAAACACCCATTGTTCTTCTCATGTTATCCATTGCTTTAGAGTATGGATGTAATCCATCGTTAGAGCTTTTGTTAACGTAGAAGTTTTTATTATTTGCTTTGTGTTTCTTGCCTGATATACTACAGGTCTTCATCTTATATTTACTCATGGTTTATAAGGTTTTGGTTATTAAATATTGCTTACTGTCAAAATCTTCTGTTTTATAGAACAGATCGTACGCGTCAGTAGCTTTACGTACTTTATCTTCACCGGTTTTATAAAAGTCCGGTGAACAGTCGAACAAACCTATCCGTAGAGTTTCTTTATCTATTACCATAAATAACATCTCATAACCGAATAGGTTGCTATAGATATAAGCTTGACTATCATAGTTAAACTTAGAAGCAGACCATCTAAACTTGTCAATATCGCTAGTTGTTTTAAGGTCAATAACAAGTTTTTCATTATGGTTTATAATATCTGCCTTTCCTTTCCATTTGTTACCTAATAATTCTGTAACAGCTGGAACTTCAAAGTCTCCTTGTATAAGGCCTCTGCAAATACTATTATCCATAATAGCTTCTTGCATTAGTTCTATTTTGTCAACCTCATGTTGTAATAAGCAGATCTCTCCTTCAGACATTTCTTTGTATTTCTTAGTATTCCTAGTACTAGATTCTATAATCTTAAATCTATTAAGTTTATCTGGTTCTAGTATCGCTGTGTGAAAGTAACCACCTACAACCATAGCTGTAGTACGTTGTTTCTCTCCGTGTAGCAATTTAGGATTTTTAAGTAATACTGATATGTCTGAATTACTTAAGAACTGCTTACCATAGTCTCCATAGTAGTGTTCGTCCTGTCTTAATTTTTCAATTATTTTTTTATCCATTAATTCCGTTTTTAAATACTTTCATTTGTTCTGGTGTAATGGTATACTTAGACTCGATGGCAGATATAGCCCCTCCTCCTTTTACAAATTCAACAGCTAGTGCATACTGATTATCAGTCATTTTAGCTTTAGCTTTATTCACAATCTGACTAGCTTTCCCTCCACTATTAGTCGAGTCAGCGTCAGCTGTATCATCAATTAGAAATAAGTTGCCTAATGCATACTTTTTCCCGTAAGATGAAGCTGCTCCAAATTGTTGAGCCGTTTGCATACCTTTTTGTTGAAGGTCTACACCGACTATTGCTGTAGCTGTGATTGAATTTTCGCCATCAGAAATTGTGGCTGTTGATTGAATTACGGGAGGTGTATCATGAATCAACGCTTCGTCGACTCTAACTGAAACACCCTCCCTCATTAAGAAAGGCTTTACTGCCTCGAGTATATCTTCGGCTTTTCGGAAATAATATTTCCCGAAAGAATTATACGAAGATTTTTTTGCTTTTAATTCAGTCTGTATGACTGATAATTTTTTATTTAAATTCTTCATGGTTTATTGGTTTTGGTCTATATATATAATCACACGAGAAAATACATATTTACATTAGTAATTAGTCTCTAACTTGCAGGTAGTCAATCACTTGCGAGTACTCAACCTTCTCAATTAACTTGTCTATTGCAAGCTTTTTTAGCTGTGAAATACGCACATAAGAGCTACTACCTTTTATACCTAATATTTGAGCTATTTCTTTGGCAGAATGTTTATCACAATCTAAACCATATGATAATCTTAATACTTGGTATTCCTTAGGGTTTAAGTATTGCATCATTAAACCTTTTAAATATGCTGATAGTAAATCTTCATTATAAGTTTTAACTTCAGCTATATTATAAGCAGCAGCTTGCTGTTCAGGTGTGCCGTCATCAAGACTTGTAAATACTGAGTTAAAAAATAACTCAACAGCTCTACGGTCTTCACCAAAATCCTTACGTATTTCATTTAACTTATGCTCTGGTATACGCATGCTACCTCTGTTATTATTAATACCTCTACGTATAGCGCCTTTAATTCTTTTAGATAAAAAAGATTTTAATCTTTTAGTTGGGTCTTCAGCTTCTAATATTGTATCCCATTCTATTCTATCTACACCAGCTGTTAAACCGTAATTACCTTCTGATATTAAATCATTTATAGTCATAACGCCACTAGCTGTTTGAGCGGTTGAAAACTTTCTAGCTAAACTTTCTACTAAGGGTAAAAACCTTTCTATCAATTGATCTCTACTATAATCTGTATAGGGTAGATCTGGTAGTCTTTTAAGAACAGCACTAACGTCATGCTTATATCTTACATAGTTTTGTATATTATACTTTTTCATTTTCTAATTTTTTAATAAATTCTAAGCATGCATTCCAGTTTCTGTTAGTCCAGTTTTGATTAAACCAGTACCATTCACCTTTAAAGTCTGGTTGACCTCTGTATTGACTATCATCAATTAACACATCACCGATTAATAAATCTTTTCTGTGCGTGAGAATTAGTTTTCGTTTTAAGTCTGGGAACCATTGTTCAAGCCACGCACGCTTGTCAGCCCAGCACTGTATTCTAGACCATGGAGGAGTTGATGCAATAAATACCTCATGGTGTTTATTCAGATAATTCATCGCTTCTTCAGCGCCAGGTATTACATCTAAGTGTAAGTAGTCGATGTACAAATCTGGTCTACCTTGCTGCTTATCTGGTAATTCACCGGCAGCCTTTTCGAAGTCAGCAATAACTCCGTCCATGTCTACATATATTCTAAGTTTCTTCATTTAATATCTTTTTTTCTTCTTTTAGTGCAGGGTATTTGTCCATACGCCTGTATATTGTTCTAGGTGTTACATTTAACATTTTCGCAATACCTAGTATTGTTATCTTACTACCTTTGTAGTTAGTCTGTAACATTGCTTCATATATATCGGTGCTATCTACTCCTCGTAATCTACCTATTAACTTACCAACTATACGTAACTTATCTGTTTTATCTAACCCAGTAAACTGTTTAAATACAATTTTTCTAAGTTTATTCCTAGGTGGCTCATCTAGTTCCATGTTATAGACATCATCTACTAATCGTTCTACATTCCATTTGTTTATAGTAAATGTAGTAAAACCATTCGGCTTATACGATAAGTATGTGGCTACATCTAGAGCATCTTGCTTTTCCCATTCAGGGTTTAAGTACCATAGAACTAGCATGTGCCACTTAAAAGACCTATAAGTAGTTATCTTCGCTTTGCTTCTAAACAGGTCATAAAACTGGTATGTACCTTCTTTAAAAAACATATATTCCTTAGTTTCCTCATCAGGTATATCAGTCGTAGGATCTTGTCTCCAAACAACTCTTTTGTTAATTAAATACTTAAATTGTCTATCCATATTACTTTGTGTGACATTAGCCTATTACTAGGATATTATTTAAGGCTTTTGTCACAGTTTGGTTTTAATGTTCCTATAATAATTCTTTTAGAATTATCTTTTTTATAGTTTATTTTATTAAACTTTTCTATTGTTACTTTTAATCTTTTATTCATTTGGCCTATATTTATATATTGTTTCAGACTCATGTGCTATATGGTTTTTATCACCTATATAGTAATTCCAATAAGCCTGTATACTACACTCATCTTTGTACTCGTCTGGCATAGCTTGTGGAGGTTGTGTAAAACCTTTTTGTGGTATTCCGTGAGGTATACGAGACAATGGGTGCCAACATTTAGTTATACTAAGATGTTTTTTACCATAACGTCTAGTATATTCATCACCTAACGCCATCATATGGTCATATAACCACATGTAGTTATACCTGTCCAACCTTGTCCATATAGTAGATGGGTGATTGTAGTGAGCTATTTTATAAGGTACTTTTGTATCTTCATCGTAATGATGATGAGCAGTACATAACATTTGAGCCGACTCAAGTATCATCTTTACTACATGTTTGTTATACTGGTATTTGGCTGCCTTTACCGGGCATTTGTCAAGGTAAAATATGTTCATAACTATTCGTAATATATTGCGTTTTCTTCCCAGCAGTCGCTACAGCAACTAGGGTGATCACCCACAGTTAATTCTACACCGCAGTGGTCGCAATCTGGTTTATCTTTATTCATAATTTCTTATACATTTAAACAGCGGATGTCTGTAACTACCTGCTTTTGTGCGTTCGAAGTACGTAAAGGTAGCACGCTGACCCATATATTCATGGATATTAGTAAGCATTTTTGCAAGATCTTTATAGTTATGGCCCTTACCGGGTGGACAGCCGAACTGTATGCCATCGTCATCTTGCATTAAAAACTTACCGAGCGTGCCAGTTCGTTTACCTTTACCTTCTTCATAACCCACAATGTTAGCTTCAGCATCGCTGAAATCTTTGAATTTTCTAAGACTATGTGACCTCTTACATTGGTAAGGATCATCTAGTCTTACAATAGAACCTTCGTAACCTTGATTCAAGTAGTTAGTATGAAATATCTTAGCTTGATTGTGGTTACCTACATTTGTTAACGTTTGAACAAGTTTAATACAATAACTTTCTTGTAAATTATCTTTAATCCACTCATTACGTAAATGGAATACACCTTTATTTACAATATCATAACAATGAAATTGTACGTTATCGCGTGATTTAGCACGTGCCTCGGGCGTTGGTTTTGTTTTTCTGACCATAGATATGATTTGTTCGAAATCATCTCTAAAATCATGATTATACAATTCACCGTCGAGTACAACATTTGGGTGTTTGTGAAAAAAAGGTTTCAACTCTTCTAATATATGGTTGATATTTTTCCACTCTTTATCGTTACGTGAATACGCAACAACTTTACCCTTGTCCATAAAATTAGGACCGGTCTTCTCATACTGTATTAAGCATCTAACACCATCTAACTTTGGTTGCATAAATACTGGTTTATTATAGTCTATTGGTTTTGCGCTTACTGGGTAAGCTAACATTGGTTTATATTTCATCTTCATCTTCTAAGTTTGTTAAATCAGTGTCGAGAGGGAGGTTGAGTTTATCACTTAATTCCATAATCCTGACTTTCATTATTGCACACTTTTCAAACTCTTCGCGATCTAAGTATAGATTTTGAAGTGTTACACAGCGTGCTAGTTCGCCGATCATGTGGTCTCGCATATTCTCTTCCACCCAATCTTCACTGTTAGTTTCTCTCGCTAGGTCGATTAGCTCTTCAGCTATAAATCTACCTAATCGTTTTAAATTTTCATCACGTATATTATCCATAGGTAATTGTATTTAATCTGTGTAGTATTTTTTTAATAAATCTCTAGGTTTGCCTACGAATATACACTCAGATCCACTAAATATACTAATCCATATATCTTTGTTGTCATCACCCCATACATAATACTCATAATCTATCCAACCATGAGGTCTTTCTGGGTCTTCTATGTAGATTTGGCCAGCTTCATCTTTTAATTCTGCTATAATAGACGCAGCCATACAGCCTAGTCCATTAAAACAAGACCATCGGTCTTTACCTAATCCATTTGTTATTAATTTATCATCAAGATAAGATGCTAATGTAACACCTAATCCTTCAGGATAACCATCGAAATGGTTATATATACTTACCATAACCTTTTCAGGTATTTCACTAAACGATACTCCTTCTTCACGTCTAGCGATGTGTATTTTCGCTCTTGTTGCCATATTTATTTAATTTTTACTTGTATTAACATTACTAGCATTATAAATGCGTAGCACACTGCTACTGCTGGTATTGTTAAACCAGCGTCTGATATATAACTCTCCATATTAATCTAATAATGTCATGTAAGCATTTATATTATTTTTCTGAAACCATGCTAAACCTTTTCTTAGGTCTTTAACAACTTGTTCGTCTAGTTGAAAAGGGTCTTGCATTTCTATAACATTGCTAGCACCTATAATAAAATCATATATACTAAGCTCTAACGCGTTTAATTCGCAGGATTCTCCTCCGAATCTATTCTGCACTGTTGTACCTTTATCATATACAACACCCTTAAACCACTCTGGTTTTACTTGTTTTTTATTCTTCATTTACTAAAAATTTATCACCCCATATTAAATCCATGTGACTAATTTCAAGTATGTCCATGTGAGAGTGGATTATTACTGTTCTAATATCACTTATTGTTAACTGGTCCCAAGAAATAACGTTTTTAAGTCTTTTCTTTAGAGCCTTAGTTGTATAAGGATAATCTTGTTTATCTTTATTTATACTCGCCAGAATTTCTGGATTGAGTTTATCATATACTGTTTTCATATATATATTATCTAACTTGATTTGTATTTAGTTTGTATTTGCAGCACGAGTAGGACTCGAACCTACTACTTCGTCAAGCAACCTTCACTGTTCTTATGTTAGTCAAGCTACTCCTGTTCGTGCTGTTGTGAACTGTAGGTGTGGTTCTATCAAGGCGTTAGTTTTATGTTTAACATGGAGATCCCGCTCCCATACCTTTGAATCGCTTTATCCTACATTTACCGAGTTTCGGTTTTTACCACCTAGTTCACTGTGCTCAATGTTCCTATATGGAAAAATTATAGCACATTTGATAATTATTAGTTTCGGCAGTGTATCATTTCAACACTAAGCTACTTACATCTCCAGCCACGTGAAGGCTATTATCGTTGGAGACACTTGGAGTACGTGGTACGTTTTACTACTGGGCTACTTTGTTTGGCCAGCGACCACGATACTCCATCACTGATTAATTCACTTCCGTCGACGCATCTTCGTCGTCACTTTCATCAGCTACGCCAAATAAACTTTCAACATCTTGTATGATTTGCTCGTATAAATCCGCGTGACATTCAAATTCTATGTATTCTAAGTACACTTTGTTGTCTGATTCTATACCCATCTCAACATTATAAGCGTCGGTTTGGTTGAAATCAAAGTTTTCCACACTGTTTTCTATAACTCTATGCAAAGCATCAAATTGCTTATTAGTTAACTTTGGCTTATCAACATCCTCTAATCTCTGCATAGCAGTCTTTAAATCATGTTGAAGATCTTTTACTTGTTCCTCGTGGGCTTCAAGTGAAACCTTTAGTTTCTCTATATCTTTATTTAATTCTTCTTTATTCATTGTTTATTTTTACGTAAGTTAAACCATTTATTTTAAGCCAGTTACTCATGCCGACCTTAACCTTACCGTTGTGTTCGAACTTAATACAACCAAACTCTTTAGGTAATTCACCTAGTTCGTATGGTCGATACGTAGTTTCTGTCACGCCTTCAGGGCTGAACTCAGACATTAGCATGTCTTTATTTTTTAGTATTTTAAATTTTCTCATATTATCTTAACATTGTACCATAGCCACGCCTGCGTGTAAGTTTAGCTACTTTAGCTGCGTCTTCACTAGACATAATCTGAATAGTATTACCTGTCTTGTGGTTTATGATAGGAGCACAACCGTACATTGAAACGGATGAGCATTCTACGCAAACTTTAAAGCCAAGTCGCAGGCGGCCTTCTGGTATTATTTTATTACATTTACATTTCATATATATATTATCAACGAGTAGTTGTATTTAATTTGATTCCTCGTCATCAAATATATCGTCCATCTCTATTGTATAACTCATATCTGTAGACTCCTCACTAGCAATTCTTATTGCTGTTTGTAGACCATCTAAGTAACCAGCTTGATATATATCTCGCTCATAATCATCTAGTATACCAGACGTTATGTTGTCATACACTTCTGGTAGAAGATTATCCATCGCTTCTTGTTCTAAATCTTTTAATTTTTCTAACATTATTTACTTATTTTATCGCTTATTTGCGTAGTTAAGTACATTCCTGCACAAAAACCTACTACAAATGCTATTATTACTTCTATCATATTAACTTAAATTATAACGGTGTCCGTTAATTATTACTTGTACATCATCATCTTTGAATGGTAATTCTTGCTTACTTTTTAAGTAATCTGAGTTTTGTCTCCACCATTCACCATGTACTTCTTTTACTCTTTTCATAGTATATTCACCTACTAAGTTACATTTACTATTTCTATAATAGTTTTTTAGTATGTAATTACAAAGGTAAATATAGCGATCTTCGTGATTAAGTATCATAATTCGCTCTATTCTGTTGCTTTTACGATATTTACCTGTCCATTTTTGCTTAGTAAAATCTTCATTCCACTCATAATCTTTGAAATATTCATCAGATTTACGAGTTTTATTTAGTTGATAACAACTATAACTTGTACCTTTTGTAGGGTGAACTACCATTTTACGTACATAACCACTTTTGTAGATCGAGAATCTATTAGTTTCTGCGTGACCATTGTAGTACATAGTTTTAAATGGTAACTCAAATACTTGAGTACCTTGCTTGTGTTGCCACTCTTTAGTGACATCTTTTATACCGAGAAGATCGAATATCGCTCTTGCTTCGTGTATACTTGTTACTTTATTCTCAGTCATATTTTAATACTTTAATTGTTTTGGTAAATATTTCTCATATAAATCATTAGCTTCATCACCTAAACCAGCGTCTTCTAACACCTTTATCACTGTATTTATAGTAGTTTGAGCGTTTAAACCTCGCTCATATACACTATAATCTTCGCTATATTGGTAAAACCAGTCGTGATTTTTCAATAATTCTTCTAATGTTTTTAATTTACTCATTATTCTTATGCTTTTTCTTTCTATTATAAGTCTTTTTGCTTTTGTGAACACGCTTGAAACGAGAGAATTGCCAGTAAGGATTACCCTTTCTAACTTCTTTATCTTCTATTTTGATTATTATTCTCTTCATTTCTTTGGTGTCTTTTATCACAACACTTGTAATCTAATACGTCTTGTCTAGTTATCTTGCCTTCCATTTGTTGAAGAATTAGACTAGTATAGTTAGTTTTACAGTATTTGCATTCATATCTCATAATTATATTATCTTTACTTTTTTGTATTTAATTTGTGTTGACTCCAAACTAGCAGCCAGCACAACACTATTATTGCTATTGCTTTCATCCTTTTACTCCTAATAAGTGTAAAATAAACCAAAGTGCAGCGCATATTATTAAAATCTCCATATATTATATTTTAGTTATACCATTGTTACTTGCTAAATTATCTAAAAACATATCAAAATCTGCCATATTTTTAGCGTCTATAAGCTCTTTTAACTCGCCGCAGTACTCATATTCTTCAGTATTTTCAAAGTATTCTAGCATTTCTTGTAGCTCTTCATCGCGAAGATCGAGTGGATTACCATAAAACATAGCATCCATTCCACTATAATTATCTAGAACATCATCAATAGTACATCTGTTAGTGAGTACTCCGAAAGAGTTTCTCATCAAGCTATCTATATTTATTTCCATAATTTATATTTTAAGTGGTAATGGTGAGAATCGAACTCACTCACATAATTAGTGATACCATTTATTACCTTGTAGCATATTGACTACGTTCGTTCGCATTTTTTATAAGTCGCTAAACGCACTAGAACTACGACTCTAATCACTCATAGCTAATCAGCACTTCACTATGAGTATGTATCGATTAAATTCCTGTTATTACCTTGAAGAGTAAGAATCCGAAGGCGAAAACACACATCGAGAAGAGTGGCACTAAAACTAGTACCGATATTATCTCTTCATGCTTAAACTTCCTCTTCATTAGGCAATATCTTTATCTCTTACCATCATTGGTAAATTATTACTTGCAGTGTACGACTTGTACTTTGCCCAACATGCCATTTCTTCTAACTTATCTCTCATTATTGAGAACACTTTATCGTGATTATAAGTGGCAGTTTTACCATTTTTGAACTCTACATTTATAGTCGCGTTCTTGCCGACTAGTGATTGTCTCACTACGAATCTCTTCGAATTTATTACATTATTTTCCATAACTATTTATTTATTTATTATATTTATATTATCTTTACTTGTCTGTATTTTGTCTGTGTTCTCGTTTATTTATTTCGTCAATAACACTTTGACGCTTGTCTCTACTTACTCCATATATTCTCATATTATGAAGTATTAAGTGTAATTCTTGCATTCCTATTTTAGTTAAGTCTCTCATATTATATCTGATTTACCATATATTTTACTCATGTATTTTACTGTCACTTCATCGAGTATATATTGAATTATTTTACTTTGTTGTTCTTCAGTACATGTTGAGAAACCAAATTCTCCGTACAATTCTTTTGCTAATTTATCTATTTTCATATTTGTTATTATTATTATCTTTACTTATTTGTATTTAGTTTGTAAAAGTATATTATTTGTTTAGTTAATAAATTACTTTGGCAGTTACTCCGCCACTTCTCTGTACTCGCAATTACTCGTCATAATTATTAGTATGACAATAGCATTATAAGTATATAGAGTAATAGGCAAATGTCACAGTGCCGAGTAGAGATATTACTATGATATCTTCATATCTCTACAGAAAGCTGGCATAGCATTAGTATTAGTATAGCTTTTATACTTAGTAAAACAATTCATATTTTCAAATCTTTCTTTGTGAGTATTATATACTTCATCGTGATTATACTTTACATTCTCACCTTTCTTGTTAGTGAATTCTACTACTACATCTTTACCTATTAAGGATTTTCTTATTACAAATCTTTTTAATTTCATATTATTATATTTATTTATTATACTTATATTATCTTATTGTTATTGTATTTACTTTGTAACTATTTTAATTTGTTAAATTATTATTTGTTGTTAGTTACATTTATATTATCATAGTATGAATGTATTTAGTATGTAGTATATTAATATAAGAATAAGAATTATAATAATGGGGATAAAAGGGTAGGGGTGGGGTAAAAGGGGGGACTTCCGGGGAGGGGGTGGGGTAAGGGGGGAGGGGGGATACGCTCTACTCCTACATTTATAATACGGGAAAAAAGTAAATATGTAAAGTACTATGTGATTATCTAATTATGCAATAACAACGAAGTGTTACAAATAAACAAAACAATATGGCATCATTAAAAGCAACATTATCTTTATCCAGTACAGATGTTTCGTCTGACGTACTATCGTTCTCAGTGACTGACACTGCGAGTGTAACCGCACCTTTAGAAAACATGTCTAGAATAACAGCTACTAATGTTGGTAACGCAAGTATTATACTTCCAAGTGTAGATGCTACAAGATATGTTTATATAAAACACCTTGGATTAAACGCGGCTGGAGGATCTTCAGGCGCCGATCAAGTAAAAGTAGAAACAGCTGATGGTACGGAGATAATGCGTATATCAAAAGATGAGTGGGCATTTTTTCCACATTATGCAGGAGGAGCAGGCTTAATACAACTGGAAACAACAGCTAACACAGTACAGGTTGAATACGCTTATTTTACTAGATCATAAATAAATAAATATGGCTACATTAATACCAACAATATCTCTATCAAGCACGGATGCATTATCAGATCCGACATCATTTTCAGCAACAGGCAACTTGTCAGTATTGGGAGACGTGAAGAGAATTTCATACGTAATGGCAGCTACTTCTCAAGATATACTAGCTAATACTTACAATAAGTCATACGTGTTTATATGTAACAAAAGTACAACAGCTAACGAAATAATAACAGTAGGTAAAAAATCAACCGACGCTACTTGTGACTATAACAATAGCACAACCATAACAATGGATAGCACGGCTAATATTAGCTTTGGCATGTCTGTATCGGGAACTGGAATACCAGGTGGAGCAACTGTAGGGAGAATAACAAATGGAACTTCATTTGAGTTATCAGGCAGTACAACAGGTGGAGGAAAGACAAACCAAACGTTAACATTCGGAACAGAAGACTTTATAACGTTAGGAGCAGGAGAATTTGCGTTTTTACCTTGGAGCGGAACAGAAAATCTAGATGCATTATCCGCTAATGGCACTCCTACTTTAGAAGTTATGATTTTCGAGACAACAGCATAATAAGGAAAATCCTTATACCTAATTAATAAAACCAAAAACAATGACATACATATACTATAAAAGTAGTACATATACTACAGAACCTAAAATTTCAGATAAACAATTAGACGAATGGAGACATTTAGCTGAAAAAAAGAACTGGAGAATAACACAACTACCTAACGGGTATTATCAAACAGAGGTTAATAAACCTGATAACAAAGACTCATGGGTAGATATAACAAGGAGAGAAACAATGGAGGGTGCAGAAAACGCAGTAGATAACAGTGTTGATCACTTCAGTAAAAAACTAGAATATATAAAAGGCCCTAAGGTCGTAAAAACTTTTAAATAATAAGCATGGCATTTAAAATGAGCAACAGCGGAGACAGTTTTAATTATGGTGAGGGCACTGGATCTTCGCCAAACAAAATTGACTTCCTTAAAAAAATAGGCAAAAAAGTAGATGATACGGTTGGTAAGGCTAAAAGTAAAGTAATTAACACAGCTGCAAATTTAGCTATCAAGGGTACAAAGGGAGCGATAAAAGGAGCTGCGAAAGTAGTTAAAAAAGTTGGCACCCTTGTTAATAAGGGCAAGTCCGATGATACAGAAGAATAACCATGGGATTTAAGCTTGGCAGTGAAACTAGAGGTGGTAACATACCTTTTAACCGTTCTGATAATAATCAGGGTGTAGCTCTTAATATTAAGATAGTGAGAGCGCCGTTGAAAGGCGGTGAATATGCAGAGGCTAGGAATGATGGAACTATAGTTATAGATCCTAAAGTAAAACCAGGTAGCGCTTTCGATAAAAGAATAATCAAGCATGAGATGAAGCATATGAAAGACATGGAAGAGGGTCGAGCAGCTTACGGAGATAACTGGGTTATGTGGGACGATAAGATATACTTAAGAAAAACTATTGACGGTAAAAAGTACATAGATGGCCCTAATGGCCGACATCCTGAGGGTAGTCATGAACATCCTTGGGAACAAGAAGCTGTTGCAGCTGAAAAAGAATAAATTAATCGATTAAACAAAAAATAATTATGGCATTTAAAATGAAAGGTATGGAGTTCGGTGAAGGAACTGGATATACATCTCCTCAAAAAATGGCAGCTAATGCTGGGGCTGCTGCGAAAGCAAAGAGAGCAGCGGGTAAAAAGAAAGTAGCTGATGATCCATTTAACTACGGAGATTCACACCAAAAGATGGGGGAATCACCAGACAAATACGGAGATTCGCCAAACAATATTTTACCAGCAGTTGTTACAGGTGCTAGAGCTCTATATACTGGGGGCCGAGCCCTGGCGGCATTTGGCGGTCGAGCTTCTATTCTCTCTAAAGCACCAGCTAGTCTTAAAACTAAAGTGGCATCGCTTTTAAAGAAAGGTGTTAAGTTTGCTACACTTGCAGAATTATACGGAATGGCTAAGGACGCGATAACTGGCGGTGGTGATGATCAAAAGAAAGAAGAAACACCTGAAGGCGTTGCTGAAAAAACTGGCGAAGCTGTAGCTGACGCAGGTAAAACTGTAGCTAAAGGAAAAAAGAAAAGCGACCAAATGCCTAATTCAGATTGGAAGAAAGGACAGGATAAAGCTAAAGAAATGGGAACAGACCTTGATGCTTTAGTTAAGAAAAGAAAAACTTTAGAGAAAGGTTCTGACGAATGGAAAAGAAATCAAAACAAGATCAATGAAGCTTTAGGAAGTTCTAAGCGATATGATGTTGGTCCAGCTGAAAAAACACCAACTGACAATAGTAGTAAACTACCTAATGCTACAGAAAAAACTGATAACGTTAAGAACACTATTAATCCTAATGCTGGTACTGTTAATGTAAGAGGTGGCGGGCCTGCTGGGGCTAAGAAGTTAGAGTTTGAAGTTGACCCTGAAACAGGTCAAAGAGTTTCTGAAAGAAAAACTAAGGGTAAGAGCGATATCTCAATGGAAGGTAAGAAGATTAAGCAGAGAAACTACGGTGAGACTGGCGAATTAGATTCTAAGATAAAAGAAAAGTACAGAAGAAAAGCTGGTGGAGCTGAAGGTGGTATGGCTGATGACTACTACTCTGACAAAATGAAGAAGAGAAAAGTTACAGTTAAAGATGGCGGTACAGTTACTAAGACTAAAACAAAGTACAATAAAGATGGTACAGTTAAGAGACAAGTAACTAAAACTAGAAAAAGAAGGTTTGTTAATCTAGGAAGAAAACTTTCTGGTAGACGAGCTGGATAAATAACTAAAGAAGTAGAACTTTAAATCTACACAAGTTAAATTAAATTAAATTAAATATTATGGAATACAATTTACCAAGTGAGTTGGTGAAAAACTTAGACTTCGGTGATGACGCTAAGAAAAGAGTTATCGCCGGGGTTAATAAGTTAGCCCAAGCTGTGAAGTCTACACTAGGCGCTTCAGGCAAGTGTGTAGTGTACGAAGACGGACGTGGCAAACCGGTCATAACAAAAGATGGTGTAACCGTTGCGGAGAGCGTAGTCTTATATGATCCGGTAGAAAATATGGGTGCAACTCTAATTAAAGAGGCTGCTAGAAACACAGTACGAGATGCTGGTGATGGCACAACAACCGCTACAGTACTAGCTGAAGCGTTAATTCAACAAATAGACACTGCGGTCGCAGATGGTCTTACAATCAGAGAAATTAAAGATGGTGTTAATAAAACATTAGATGATGTTATTGAATATCTAAATAACAAAGCTATAGATGTTAAAGATGATATGCTTAAATCTGTTAGTGCTATATCATGTAACAACGATAAAGAGCTTGGTGCTATTATAGCCGAAGCTTACAACAAGGTTGGTAAAAATGGCGTAGTGTTAATGGAGGAGAGTGAGTCAGAAGACACATATGTTGATATCGTAGATGGGGTGCAGGTTGACTGTGGGATAACATCACCTCACTTTGTAACTAATACAGAGAAACACACATGTGAACTTGATAATCCATTGGTGTTTGTTTGCTCCTCTGAAATACCTAATATGAGAAAGATACAAAACATATTAGAGCATGTTATAAAGAACAACCGGTCTTTACTTATAGTAGCACCAGTTGCTCAATCAGTAAAGACAGCTTTACTTATGAATAAAGTTAAAGGTAACATCAAAGTAAACATTATTGATTTACCTGGCTTTGGTCCTACTAAGAAAGACGCTACAGAAGATTTAGCTATACTAACTGGAGCAACAGTGCTTAATGAAGAACTAGGAGATGATTTAGATCTTATGAAACCAGAACACTTAGGTGAAGCTGAGTTTTCTGTAACAGATGACAAGACTACTGTGTTAACATTAGAAGGAATGACAAATGGTATAGAGGATAGGATAGATGAATTAAATAAACACTTAGCAGAAGAACAAAATGGTTTTATTAAAAAGAAACTAGAAAATAGATTAGCTATGTTATCTGGTAGTGTTGGTATGATTAAAGTTGGCGCTAATTCTAAAGTAGAATTAAAAGAAAAGAAAGATAGAGTCGAAGACGCTATATATGCTACTAAAGCTGCTTTACAAGAAGGTATAGTGCCAGGGGGTGGCGTAGCATTATTAAATGCTAGCCAAGAAATAAAAGCTGATAAAGGTGGTAAGGTATTACTTAACGCCCTATCGTCACCATTTAATACTATACTGGATAATGCTGGGTTAGAACAAGTGGCACCAAGACCTATTAAAGGTGTAGGCGTAGATGTTGTAACTAGTGAAGAAGTTAATATGGTTGAGTCTGGTATTATCGATCCAGTGCTTGTAACTAAGTCTGCTCTTAAAAATGCTGTGAGCGTAGCCTTAACTATTATGTCAGCAGATTGTGTAATTTCAAACATAAGATTAGATGCAAGCAATTAATGATTACGTTATAGTAGATAAAATAAAAGAAGGACCAAAGAAAGTTGGTGGCTTAATCTTAACAGATGAAACAGATGAAACAAATAGATATAAAAAAGCTAATATCATATCTGTCGGAGAAATGGTGGAAGTGGTTAAAACTGGGGATAGTATATACTATGATGCTGTTGCTGGTCATGATATTGCTTATAACAATAGTATGTACAGGGTGATACGCGCTAGGGATATAGTTATAGTAGAATAATTACTATTCGCTAAAAACGTGTAATTACTATTAAAGTAGATTATACGTAAACTATAAACCCAAACCTAAACCAAATAATCATAAATTAATTATAAACTTAAAAAAACAAGATATGTTATTAGATAATGAAAAAATGTTAATTTTTAAAAATGCTGATGATGATACCGCTATGCTACCTCTTTCTAGGTTGAAAGAAATTAACGGCGGCACTGGAGCAATAGTATTAACTTTTGATGCTCTTGGTGCCGTGGACACAATCACGCTAGCTTGTGGCGCAGACGAGTTTGAAGCTTGTAAAAAACTTATAAGATTCATAAACTCAACTAGAATAGTTAACAATAGTGGCGCTTTAGTTATAGCAGATGATTTAGCTGGAGTATACTGTGACCCTGAATTTACAGGTGTAACAATAGCGTAATTACTAACTTTTAAAAATATAACAAAATGAATAAATTTTTATTTTTCCAAAACGCAGATAATGACTGCACTGTAGTTCCTTTAAAAAATTTAAAATCAGTCGATGGCAATGATGATGCACTAGTATTTCATTACGCTGGAACAACAACTGATATCACCATAGCTTTAGAAGACAACTCTGATGAGTTAGTAGCTATGAGAGAAGTTGCTGAAGCAATTAATGCTCATCCACATGGTGATGGTGTTATAGTAATAGGAGATGACGTTAATGACGTCTTTGCTATGAGTGCTTTTAAAAAAGACGGTAACGCTGTTGGCGGAGCATCATAATAAATGCGATTAACTAGTCACGATTTACGTGATTTACAAATCCTTAAGTATTACAGGCTCGTTAGAAAATGGGCCTGTAAAACTTACGGGTTAACAGACGCTGATCTTGAACTACTAATTTATTTAGATTGCAAGGGGCGTTTTACAAGAAATGATTTTATCAATGGAACATATACCATGAGTTGGGATAAGAACCGTTGGGAGAAATTAAAGAGGAATGGTTGGATAGAAACATGGAGACACAGAAATAGAACAACCATCAAATACTCTGTATTCAAAACCTCTTTTAAATGCTCACACTTAATTAGTAGAATATATAGAATACTCTTAGGAGAGGAAGATATACCTACTTCGGAAAAGAGTGTGTTTTTTAATAACAAATCATACACTGATAAGATAATGAATAAGTCTATCGATGATATGATAAAAGACAATGAACGATGATAGGAAAATTTGTAAATGGCTTATTCGGCAAAATAGTAGATAATGCAGAAGGTATACTTGACAAAGTTGTTACGACAGACAAAGAACGTGATGAAGCGAAACTCGCTCTTAGACGCTTACTACTCGAAGCCGAAACTGAAGCTTTCAAAAAAGAAGTCGAAGACAGAAAGAGCGCACGTGATATGTATAAAGACGATGCACTTATTCAAAAGATACTTGCGACTTTATTTACAGCGGCGTACTTCGGATTAAGTTTCATGATGTTTAGATTCTTCGTTACTGGAGATATCGAAATGGGTGAATTTGAAATAAGTTTTGTTTCAACTATATTTGGAGCTATGAGCGCTAAGGTTAATACAGTTGTCGATTTCTTCTTTGGAGGATCGTCAAAGAAAAATGAACAACAACAAATAAATAATAAATAAAATGGCATATAAAGATATAAGTGAATATGGCTTTGGACAAATGGGTAGTGTTTTTACTGACACTGCTAACAACGCTATAAAGCCACCAACAGATAAAGTTTTCGTAGCAATAACTTTTTTAGCAGATACTCAATTAGAATTATTAGCAACTAATGCTGGTGGTTTAACAGCCGATACATCAGATCCGAATGTTGAGTACATTGGAACAGATGTTGCCGCACACAACGCAGGTGCTGGTAGTGCTACAACTGTGTCTGGTGAGCTAGGAGAAATAATCGCTAATGATGTTACCTTCCCAAGAGGAGTTACTATCTATGGTAGATGGTCAAGTGTTGAAATAGGTAATGGAAAAACTGGGGCGTTAATAGCATATATAGGATCATAATGGCTTTAGGATTATCAATGGGTATGATATGGGACAATGTACCTTCACCTGCCGTACAACCTTGTAATGGCCCTTTAAACATAGATGATTGTATATTGTGGTATGATTTTACAGATGGGTCTACTATACATAATACTTTATCACCATTTGTATCTGATCAAGCTGCTAATGGAGAGCGTATAGCTAGAGTAGATAATAAAGCTCAAGGGTCTGATAGGCTGAGTACATTCTTAGCGGGTAACTGGCAAGGAGTAGATTATACTTGGGGTAGTGCTTTATCAGCAAGCGCAGATAAAGTGCCATTATTTGAAACAGGTGGAGTTAATAGTTTAAGTTATCTTCATTTTGATGGTGCTCGAGCGGATGAGCCTGTAGGAATGTTTAGTAGTGATCGTCATAATGAAAACTCTGGAACAAACGCTGTATGGTATGGAGGTTACGGCTCAGACGCTAATGGAGGTTATCTTTACCAAGGAAATGGTATGGAAATTGGTGGTCAGAACGCACTTACAGGCCATAGAAATGTATTTTCTAATGCTGTTATTAATACACATGCCTTTACCTTCTTTGTAGTTTGGGACCCTAACACTGCAAATATTAATAACACCAATTCAGGAGCGAACGGTCATATATTTTCGTTTGGTCCAGATAGTACTGATATAAGCGGCGCTGGAGGAGGAGCGAATGATGATAGGCCTTATGTTAAATTACTTTATAACTCAAGTACTGATAAAATTAGAATGGCTTACAAACCTGGATTTAATGATGGTAATACTTTAGTAAGTACAGGTGGTGCTGCTCAACAATACGGTATACCAATAGTAAATGCGCCACAAATATTTGTTGGTAAAATGTATAGTGGTACTAATGGTTTTAGCTTAAAACAAATATCAGGTTCTGGAGGATCTACTGTGGTTACAAAAACAAGTACCGTACCAAACTCATCTCCTTATTTACAAGATTTAAATATGGTCTCTGGTAGATTCCAAATAGGTACGTGGTCACTTTGGAGTGGTCACAAAGTTGACACATCACCAACTGGCCACTTATATGAAATGGTAATGTATAACAAAGTTATGAGTGATGAAGAGCTTGAGTGCGCAGAAAATTATTTAATAAACAAATATTTATAAATTTAATAAAATAAAATACAATGACAAAAAAAGAAAAAGTGATTGACCTTAAGCCTAAGGTCGATAAGATATCAGATAATCATTTAACTGATTTACAAAAAGTGGTTAACACTATAAATGCAATACAATTTAATATAGGTAAAATAGAAGCTCAAAAGCATCATCTACTACACAACTTAGACGAGTCTCAAAAGGGTGTAAAGAAAATGCAAGATATGCTTGTTAAAGAGTATGGCACGTATGACGTTAATCTAGACGATGGAACGATTAATTGGCCAAAAGAAAATACAGATGAAAAATAACATCATAAGAAAAATAACTATAGGTAAAGATTACAAGAACGATTCAATGCACTACTCTGTCGGCCAAGAAGTTTATGGTGGGCATAATATATGTGATATAATAGAAGAGGAAGATAAGTATTGTATTTATATTAAAAAGGGTGACATAGTTATACCATGGAAAGATTTTAATAAAAATATGGCTATATCTATTGAGTATAATCTAGAATATTAATGAATGCTTATAAAGATTACATTATCTCTCCTGTTGGCGATAGGTATAATAATAGTATACGAGTTGATAACAAAGAGTTGATACTTAATACCGAAGTGTTTAATCATCAGTATGTAAACAGATTAGCAAAAGTTATCGCTACTCCACTATTATTTCAATCACCTATTAACGTGGGTGATGAAGTAATAGTACATCACAATATATTTAGAAGATGGCACGATGTTAAGGGTAGAGAAAAAAATAGTAGATCTTATTGGAAAGAAGATAAATACTTTATTTCAGAAGATCAAATATTTTTATATAATAATAAAGCTACGCCTGGTTATAGTTTTGTAAAACCATTAAAAGCTATAAACAGATTTGATAAAGAATCTGAAAGGCCTTTGATTGGTGTAGTGAAATACTCTGATGGCTCTCACAGCGTAGACACGTTGGTTGGTTTTACACCAAACAGTGAATATGAATTTGTTATTAACGGAGAAAGATTATATAGAGTTATGAATAAATTTATTACAATTAAATATGAATATCAAGGAAACGAAGAAGAATATAATCCAAGCTGGGCACAAGGCGGTTGAAGAGTTAATTAAAGTTGCTAGAGAAGAAATAGTTGATTCAGACGAAGATATATCAGCTGATAGATTAAAGAATGCAGCAGCTACAAAAAAGCTAGCTATATTTGACGCATTTGAAATATTAAACAGAATCCAAGAAGAAGAAGCTATGTTAGAAGGCAAGCCAATTGAAGAAGAGAAAAAGAATGTTTTCAAAGGGTTCGCAGAAGGTAGATCTAAATAATGTATAATCAAACACTATACAAGGTCGTAGAGCCTATAAGGTTGAATACTATTAAAAGGCTTAATAAGTCTAAAAAATGGGAGTACGGTTATAATAAAGAAAATGATATTGTTGTTATTAGTAAGAGCGGACAAATTGGTGAGGTACTTGAAATCCAAGGTTTTCAAATAGCTTTACCAAGACAACCAAAAGAAATATACTCTTGTAGCGAGAATAAGAAAGAGCAGAAATGGAAACAATTCCCTCCTAACTCAGAGTTTAAAAGAATTAAAACCGTGTTCGACTGGCAGGATTATCCAGATGATTTTAAAGAAAAACATTATGGATATATAGATGAAGAGTTTAAAAGAAGAGATGAGGGGTTTTGGTTTATGAACAACGGGAAACCAACCTACATAACAGGAACACACTACATGTATTTACAATGGAGTAAAATAGATGTTGGTGCTCCAGATTTTAGAGAAGCAAATAGATTGTTCTTTATATTCTGGGAAGCTTGTAAAGCAGATAAAAGAAGCTATGGGATGTGTTATTTAAAAAATAGACGTTCTGGTTTTTCTTTTATGAGTTCATCTGAAACTGTTAATTTAGCTACATTAGCTAGTGATAGTAGATTTGGGATACTTTCTAAGACTGGTGCTGATGCAAAGAAAATGTTTACAGACAAAGTAGTACCTATTAGTTTAAACTATCCCTTCTTCTTCAAGCCAATACAGGACGGTATGGACCGACCAAAGTCCGAACTTGCTTACAGGATACCAGCTAAAAAGTTTACTCGAAAAAAAATGAGGGAACGAGAGGAGATTGATGATATGCAGGGATTAGATACAACTATAGATTGGAAAAATACAGGTGATAATAGTTATGACGGTGAAAAGTTAAATCTATTAGTTCACGATGAAAGTGGTAAGTGGGAGAGACCTGATAATATAAAAAATAACTGGAGAGTTACAAAAACTTGTTTACGACTAGGTAGTAGAATAGTTGGCAAGTGTATGATGGGATCAACTAGTAACGCGTTAGATAAGGGAGGAGATAATTTTAAAAACTTATATAATAATTCAGATGTTACAAAACGAAACCGTAATGGACAAACTAAGTCAGGATTATATTCTTTGTTTATCCCTATGGAATGGAACTACGAAGGATTTATTGACGAATATGGACAACCCGTGTTTGATACTCCTGAGCAAGAAACACACGATCCACATGGAATAGAAATAGACCAAGGTGTTGTAGATCATTGGGAGAATGAGGCTGAGGGGTTAAAAGACGATCAAGATGCTTTAAATGAATTCTATCGCCAGTTTCCTAGAACAGAAGAGCACGCGTTTAGAGATGAGACGAAGAATAGTTTATTTAATCTTATAAAGATATACGAGCAAATAGACTATAATGAAGGTAATAGGAATTCGTCAGTGTTAACTCCTGGTAATTTCCAGTGGTCAGCTGGAAAGAAAGATACTAGAGTTACTTTCAACCCAGACCCTAATGGTAGGTTTAAAGTTAGCTGGGTACCTAGTATTGAATCACAAAACAACGTCATTATAAAGAATGGCGTAAAATATCCAGGCAACGAACATATAGGCGCTTTCGGTTGTGACTCATACGATATATCGGGCACAGTTGATAAGAAGGGTTCTAAAGGTGCTCTGCATGGGTTAACTAAGTTTTCAATGGAAGATGCTCCAGCTAATACGTTTTTTTTAGAATACGTAGCAAAGCCTCAAACGGCTGAGATATTTTTTGAAGACGTTCTAATGGCGCTGGTGTTTTATGGAATGCCAATACTAGCAGAAAACAACAAGCCAAGATTATTGTACTATTTACGTAGAAGAGGATATAGAGCTTTTAGTATGAATAGACCTGATAAGGTTTGGAATAAATTATCAGTAGCAGAAAAAGAAGTAGGTGGAATACCCAACTCAAGTGAAGATATAAAACAAGCTCACGCAGCCGCTATTGAGATGTATATTAACGACCATGTCGGATTGTTGCAGGACGGCACTTATGGTACTATGTATTTTAATGGTACATTAAACGATTGGTCTAGATTTGATATAAACAAGAGAACAAAGTTTGATGCATCTATAAGTTCTGGCTTAGCGATAATGGCTTGCAATAGGCATTTATATAGACCGAATCCTGAAAAGAAAACAACACCATTAAACTTAGATATATCAAAATATAATAACAACGGGTTTTCATCCAGAATAATTAAAAATAAAGTATGAGACTAGATCATTCTATAAATTTTCCATCACAGGCAGTTAGCGATATAGAAAAGCTAAGCAAAGAATATGGCCTAAAGGTAGCAAGAGCTATAAGGCACGAGTGGTTCTCTGGTGGAACATCTAAACATAACACTTATAAAAACAACTTTCACAAACTAAGGTTGTACGCTAGAGGAGAACAGTCTATACAAAAATATAAAAATGAATTATCTATAAACGGTGACTTGTCTTATTTAAATTTAGACTGGAAGCCAGTACCTATTATCCCTAAGTTTGTAGATATTGTTGTTAATGGCATGGCTCAAAGAAATTACCAGATAAACTGTTTTTCTCAAGATGCTTACGGCGTTAGCAAAAGAACGGAATACATGGAGTCAATGCTTAGAGATATTCGCGCTAAGAAATTTGATACAATGGTGCAACAGCAGTATGACATAGACATGAGAGAGAATGATCCAGAAAAACTTCCTAATACAGAAGAGGAGTTAGCGCTGCACATGCAACTAGATTACAAGCAGGCTGTTGAGCTAGCTGAGGAACAGGCTTTAAATGTTTTGTTAGAGGGAAGTGATTATGATCTAGTTAGACGTAGAGTATTATATGACCTAACTGTTCTGGGTATAGGTGCTACTAAAACTACGTTTGATTATAGTAGCGGTGCTAAAGCTGAGTATGTTGATCCAGCAAACCTAATATGGTCTCACACTGAGTCTCCTTATTTTGATGACATATACTATATTGGTGAGGTAAAAGAAGTTCCAATAAATGAATTAGTTAAGCAATTTCCTAATTTAAAAGAAGATGAAATTAAAAAAATAGTTGATAAACAAACTTACCCTGTAGATTATATCAACAACAATAGTAATAGTGATAAAGATAAAAACAAGATAAGTGTTTTATACTTTAACTATAAAACCCACATGAATCAAGTTTACAAATTAAAGAAAACAGCTTCCGGTGGGGAGAAAGCAATTGAGAAAGACGATACGTTTAACCCGCCTGAAGAAAAGAAAGGAGATTTTGAAAAGCTAGAAAGAGTTGTAGAGACATTATACGAAGGAGTTTACATTGTAGGGGCTGATAAAATGTTAACGTGGAAGATGGCTGATAATATGCTACGGACTGATTCAGATTTTAGTTCAGTTAAAATGAACTACCAACTTGTCGCTCCTAGAATGTACAACGGTAGAATAGAATCTATAGTTAGCAGAATAACTAGCTTTGCTGACATGATTCAATTAACACACTTAAAGTTACAACAAGTAATGTCTAGAATGGTACCAGATGGTGTTTATTTAGATGCAGATGGCTTAGCTGAAATAGATCTTGGTAATGGAACGAATTACAATCCGCAAGAAGCTTTAAATATGTTTTTCCAAACAGGTAGTGTAATCGGTAGAAGTTTTACATCAGATGGCGATGGCAATCCCGGTAAAGTACCTATACAGCAAATAAGTAATGGCGTTAATAGTGGTAAGTTACAAAGCTTAATATCTACTTATAATTATTACCTACAAATGATAAGAGATGTAACTGGGTTAAATGAAGCGAGAGATGCTAGCACTCCTGACCGTAATGCTTTAGTTGGAGTGCAGAAAATAGCAGCTGCAAATTCTAATACAGCAACAAGACACATACTACAATCTATGTTATATTTAACCGCTGAGGTGGCAGAGTGTTTGTCATTAAGAATATCTGACATAATACAATACTCTCCGACTAAAGATGCTTTTGTAAGAGCTCTTGGCGCTCATAATGTGGCTACATTAAAAGAGATGAACGAATTACATCTTTACGATTTTGGTATATTTATTGAATTAATGCCAGATGACGAAGAGAAACAAATGTTAGAAAACAATATCCAAGCCGCGATAGGTCAGGGAATGATTGACTTAGACGATGCTATTGATCTACGTAATGTTAGAAATGTTAAATTAGCAAATCAGCTTTTAAAAGTTAAAAGAAAAAGAAAACAAGAGAGAGAGCAGCAATCACAGCAGCAAAATATACAGGCTCAATCTCAAGCTAATCAACAAGCTCAACAAGCTGCCGCTCAAGCAGAGGTGCAAAAGAAACAGGGTATAATGCAGGCAGACGCTCAGTTGGAGCAAACAAAAAATCAATTAAAGACGCAGTATTTACAAGCTGAGGTTGAGGCTAAAAAACAATTAATGGCTTATGAGTTTGAATTAAACTCTAAGTTAGAAATGATGAAGCAACAAACAAATGTTAATATAGAAGATAAGAGAGAAGACAGAAGAGATAAAAGAGTCAATATGCAAGCTTTACATCAAAAAGAAATGATAAACAAAAGAAGTGGGGGTGATTCCACTAAAAACTTTGAATCATCAGGTAATGATATAATTACAGGGAATGCAGGTTTACAAACCTAATTTCTTATTATTTAATATTTTATAAAATTTTATTATGACAGAAGAAAATAAAGAAGTTATCGAAGAGGTAACTGAAGAGCAAAACGAACAACCGATAGAAGAAGCTATTGAGAATACTATAGATGAATCTAAATTTGAAAGTGCTGGAGATGACAGTGTTATTAAAATAGATTTAGATGCTCCATTAGAATCTAAAAAAGAAGTTGTCGAGGAACAAAAAGAAAACGTAGTTGAAGAACCAGAGGTTAAAGAGGAAGTTAAAGAAACTGAGCAGCCTGTTCTAGAAGAGGTTACAGATGAAGAACCAACTCAAGAGGTTGAAGATACTGTAGAAGAACCAATTAAAGAAACCCCCACCGTTAATGAGCCACTACCAGATAATATACAGAAGGTGGTTGAGTTTATGAGTGAAACAGGAGGGGATTTAAACGACTACGTAAATTTAAATAAAGACGTATCTAAAATGGAAGACTCGGAAGTATTAGACGAGTACTATAGAGCTACTAAATCTCATTTATCCACTGAGGAAAGAGGATTTTTATTAGAAGATTCGTTTGGTGTAGACGAAGATGTAGACGATGAAAGAACGATACGTAAAAAGAAAATAGCCCTCAAAGAGCAAGTTGCCGAGGCTAAAGCCTACCTAGACGGGCAAAAGTCTAAATATTATGAAGAGATTAAAGCTGGGTCAAAGTTGACTCAAGAACAACAAGATGCTATTAACTTCTATCATAAGTACAATGAAGATCAGGAAACTCAGAAAAAGCAATCTGAAACAAGCAAGAGAACATTTTTAAATAAAACAGATAGTTTCTTTGGACAAAATTTCAAAGGTTTTGAATATAGCGTCGGAGATAAAAAATATAGGTTTAATGTTAAGGATGTTGATAAGGTAAAGAAAACCCAAAGTGATATTAATAATTTTGTCAACAAGTTTGTTGGTGAAGATAAATCAACCATTAATGACGCTGCAGGTTATCACAAATCTTTATATACAGCTATGAACGCGGACGCTATTGCTAATCATTTTTATGAACAAGGAAAAGCAGACGCAATTAAAGATCAAGTTGCTAAAGATAAAAACATAAACTTAAATCCTAGGCAAACACACGGTGAAGTTAATATTGACGGTGTTAAGGTTAGGGCTTTAGGTCAATCTTCTTCTGAGATAAAAAATAGATCTTTTAAAATTAGAAAGAAAAATTAACTTTAAAAATTTATAATTATGGCAATTCAAAATGGAGATTTGTTGAATAGCGTGCCTGCCCCAGTGCAGCAAACACTATCTTCAAATTACTTAGACCTTAACAGCAACGCTGGATGGGGTCAACAATATGTGCCAGACTTAATGGAAAAAGAAGCAGAGGTTTTCGGTCCACGAACTATCTCTGGTTTTTTAGCTAAAGTCGGCGCAGAGGAGTCTATGACCGCGGATCAAGTTATTTGGTCAGAGCAAGGTAGATTACACTTATCTTACTTATGTGACGTGGATGCACAAAACGTTATTACTATTCAATCTGATATTGATGGTAATACACCTGGTGCATTCGCTGAAGCTGGTATGACAACTCATGGTGTTAGATTAAATGATACTGTTATTGTATCTAACGCTAATGGTGTTTATAAATGCTTAGTAACACTTGTGAATGGTGCTGATATTACTGTCGCTCCTTATGACTCTAATAATATCGCTGCTTTGACAACTAACCAAGCAACTACTTTATTAGTTTACGGTTCTGAATACGCGAAAGCTACTGGTTACAATAACACTGATGACGCTGTATCTAGTACAAGAGGAGCTAACGAACCTCAGTTCAAAACTTTTCAAAACAAACCAATTATTTTAAAAGATTACTACGAGGTATCTGGATCTGATACTGGTAAGATTGGATGGGTTGAAATTTCAGTTGAGCAAGGTAAATCGGGATACTTATGGTATCTAAAAGCTGAAGCTGATACAAGAGCTCGTTTCACTGACTACTTAGAAATGTCTATGTTAGAGTCAGAGTTAAATATGGACCCATCAGCTGGTGGCGGTAACGCTTCTGGAGTTGATGATGCTTTATATGGAGCTGATGGCACTAACTCAGTTGGTACTGAAGGTTTATTTGCAGCTATCGAGTCTAGAGGTAATGTTACTACTGGTGTATCTGGTGTTAATGCTGCTACTGATTTAGCTGAATTTGACGCTATCTTAGCTGAGTTTGATAAACAAGGTGCTATTGAAGAATACATGATGTTTGTAAACAGAGGAACTAGTTTAGCAATTGATGACATGCTAGCTTCTATGAATAAGATGGGAGCTGGAGGTACTTCTTACGGAGTGTTTGACAATGACAAAGACATGGCTTTAAACTTAGGTTTCTCAGGATTTAGACGAGGTTCTTATGACTTCTATAAATCTGATATGAGATACTTAAATGACAAGGCTACTCGTGGAGGTGTTAACGCGACAGCTGGAGCAAACGCTATTAGAGGTGTTATGATTCCTGCTGGTGTATCTACTGTATACGATCAAAACATGGGTAAAAACATGAAGAGACCGTTCTTACACGTTAGATATCGTGCTTCTCAAACAGACAATAGAAAGATGAAAACTTGGACTACTGGTTCTGTTGGAGCTGCTACATCAGCATTAGATGCAATGCAGTTACACTTCTTATCAGAAAGATGTTTAGTTACTCAAGGTGCTAACAACTTTATGTTAATGAAGTAAGACTATTTATTTATAAGGGCGGTTTAATATCGCCCTTATATTTTTATTAATTATATTATATATTATATTATGGCAAAGAAAAAAGAAACAACTAAGGTTGAGGCTCCTAAAATAAAAGCTAAACCAAAAAATACTTGGGAAATAAAAGATAGGGTTTATTATTTAAAAGGTAGAAAAAAACCTTTATCCTATACTATAAGAGCTTCAAGTTTATTTTGGTTTGATGAGGAAAAAGGTTTTGAAAGAGAGTTAAAGTATTGTCAAAACCAAAGAACATGTTTTGTTGATGAGATGAAAGGTGAACAAAGATTAGAGCATATAACTTTTAGAAGTGGTACTTTATTTGTAGAAAAAGAAAAAACTGTTTTACAAAAGTTTTTATCTTTATACCACCCTCACAATGGAAAAGTATTCTACGAACATAAACCAGTTGAAATAGCGGCTAATCAAATTGATAGACTTGAAATGGAAGCTGACGCAATTGTATTGGCTAGACAAATAGATATAGATATGGCTGAAGCTATTATGAGAGTAGAAAAAGGTTCTGAGGTATCTACGATGAGTTCTAAGGAGCTTAAAAGAGATTTACTAGTATTTGCTAGGCAAAATCCTGTATTATTCTTAGAGTTAGCTAGTGATGATAATATTCAACTTAGAAACTTTGGTATTAAAGCTGTTGAGGAAGGTATAATAAAACTATCCGCAGATCAAAGATATTTTCTTTGGGCAACGACAGATAGAAAGATTATGACGGTTCCATTTGATGAGCACCCATACACAGCTCTATCACATTGGTTTAAGACTGATGAGGGTATGGAGATATTCAACCAAATAGAAAAGAGATTTAATTAATACAACTAGTTAATTTGAATTAACAAAACTATAGCCACCTTAACGGGTGGCTATTTTTATTTAAGGGCTAACCTTCCACTTTATTATGTAACTATAATATAGTATAAACCAACTATTATGAAAAAATCAAAAGGATTAGGTGATACCGTGGAAAAAATTACTAGGGCTACTGGCGTTAAATCTTTAACTGAGCTAGCAATGAGAGCTGTAGGTTATAAAGATTGCGGTTGCGACAAGAGAAAAGCTTGGCTGAACTCTCAATTTCCTTATTATAAAAACAAATAATTATGGCCGTAAGTATAGACAACGTATATCAAAAAGTTTTAGCTATAGCTAATAAGGAGCAAAGAGGTTACATAACGCCTCAAGAGTTTAACTTGTTTGCTGATAAAGCTCAAAACGAAATATTTGATAATTATTTTCACGTTCTCAAGTCTTCTAAGAAAAAGCCTAATGAGCAAATGCTTTATGGCGATGAGATTGAAATGCTAGAAGAAAAACTTCACCCATTTCACATTGATGACACAGTGAACGTAGTAGCAGCTAATTTAGGTTTACCAACGGCTTACAAGCTTATAAGTATAACTAGAGCTAATGGCACTAAGGTAACACCAATTAATAAAAGTGAAGTGCAGTATACTGAAAACAATCCGCTAACAAAAGCTACTTTTACAAGATCTGTTTTTGTAAGAGAAGACTCTGGAAGTGTTACTGTATATCCTCCAGCTGACTCTACAACATGGAACGTTGATACTAGTGTCCCACCTGATGGTGTTTTTGATGCTGAGACATTTGAAGTTAGCTATTATAATGTACCATCTGCTCCGAATTGGGCTTATATAGTTACAGACGAAAAAGCTTTATATATACAAAATGACTCTACAGATTTTCAATTACATGCTGGTGAAGAAGAGAATTTGGTTTCAAGAATATTAATGTTGGCTGGAGTAACAATACAAAAGTCAGAGATATCACAAGCTGGTATACAAGATATACAGTTAATGAAACAACAACAAAATAGTTAATTATGGGACTACTATCACAAACTCAAAATCAATATTACGATCCTAGTAACTCTGGTAATTATGGCAATTATCAGTTCACTACTTTAGAAAATATAATAAACGCTTTTATGTTTATATATGTTGGTGAAAATAAAATACTAAGTAAAGTTAATAGAACTGATGTTCAGTTTCACGCTATGAGAGCCGTTCAAGAATTATCATATGATATATTAAAGTCTTTCAAATCCCAAGAGCTTGAGGTTCCTAATTCTTTATCCATGATACTTCCGCAGGACTATGTTAATTATACCAAGGTAGTTAGGGTTGGTCAAGATGGTATAGAATATCCTTTATATCCAGCAAGAAAAACATCAGCGCCTTTCGCTATAACTCAAAACACAGATGGCACATATGATTTTGGTCAACAAAAAAGAGTTATAACCATGACCGTTCAGGGATTAGATGTTGCGGTAACTTATCTTAATTCAACATATTTAACCTTAGGATACAACACGTCAGCTAACACTCAAGGGTTTGTTAGTTTTCAAATTGATCAAGATCTTGCAGACTTAAATACATATAATAACCCTAGTGGTGAAGGTCCAGTTTTTGGTATAGACCCTGGGGGAGCGATAACAGCCACTGAATTAGCTACGCTTTTAAATAATGCTATTACTGATTTTGGTCATCATACCGTTACTCAGAACGGAGCTGTGTTAACTATAACATATAACGAAGATATGATTAACACAACAGCTGTTAACAATACTGAAGCTTTTTACGACTCTTCTGGTTCAGCTGTCGGTAGTGGTAGTTTGTTGATTGATGGTATGGCGCCTGTTGTTGTTAACCCCGGTACAGCAGCTGGTGACAATATAGTTGAGCAAACACCAAGTAATACACTTCAAAGTTTTTCAGCGGCAACCCCAGTTAACTATCATTTATACGACATAAACTATTCTACAGATGTTGAGATATCTAATGAGGGTAGAAGATACGGATTAGATCCAGAGCATGCTCAGGCTAATGGTAGTTTTTATATAGACAACTTAAGAGGTCTTATAAGATTTGGCTCTGACTTAGCTGGTAAAACAATAACGCTTCATTATGTTAGTGATGGTTTAGGTACTGATTCAGAAATGGTTGTTCACAAGTTCTGCGAAGAAGCTTGCTACAAACATATAGCTTATGGCGTATTATCTACAAGGTCTAATATACCTGAGTATTTAGTTCAAAGATATAAAAAAGAAAGGTTTGCTGAAACTAGAAAAGCTAAAATACGATTATCAAATATAAAAATAGAGGAGTTTGCGCAAGTACTTAAAGGAATGAGTAAACAAATAAAATAAAATTATGGGAGAAATAAAACATAATTTTACCGCTGGTAAGATGAACAAAGATCTTGATGAGCGACTAGTTCCTCAAGGTCAATATAGAGATGCTAACAATATCCAAGTTAGAACTACCTCTGGTGACGGAGATGGAGATGGTGAAGGTGACGGTGGTGTTGTACAAAATATACAAGGTAACCATGCTGTTGGTTCTGCTACTGGAGATGTTGTTATAAACACAGGGTTTTCTGATACAGACTTTAAGTGCGTTGGTTCTATTTCTGATGAAAAGACAGATAACTCTTATTACTTATTTACATCTGGTATCATGCCTTCTACCGGAAGCTTCGGTGATGAAAATGAAATAGTTAAGATAGACACTATTATAGAGCATAACGCTGTTAGTGGTCTTAATACACCGGTTGTTGTGGATAGGTGGGGTATGCAAACACCTATAGTAAACGTGTGGGGCGATGGCGCTAATGGCACGCCTGGTGTTCCAAGTATAGGTGATATCGTCTCACTAGATGGTGTGCCTGAGTTAGCAGATAAAGTAAGAGTTAATGATGAGGTTATACTATACAACGCTAACAACTTAGCGCAGCAAGCACAATTTAAAATAAAAAGAATTGGTAACAATGGTCCAAATACTACATTAAAATTATACGACCAAGTTGGCGTGTTTGCAAGTTGGTCTAGTTTTACTCACGCAAGGTTTTTAAACGAAAGGGTTTTAAAGTTTGATAACGACACCTTAGTTAACGGAATAAATATAATAGACGACTTATTGTTCTGGACGGATGGTGAAACAGAACCTAAAAAAATAAATATAACAAGGGCTAAAAGAGGCACGCCTATTGATGGCAACTCTCACACTCAACTTTTTGTAACAGACCCAGTTAGCGGCGCACTTGTTAATGCCGGTACAAATGAACTAAACAGCTTAAGTGGTGATTTACTAGAAGAACACGTGACCGTTTTAAGGCCAGCTCCAACAACTCCACCAACAATACATACTGAAACTAGAGATGCTGGAGAACTTCAGTTTTTATTAGATGACTTTGCAATATACGATCCAGCCACTGGTGATATAGCTCTTAATTTATTTCAAATATATGGTCAACCTACTCCTGGTAATACTTTTATTGCGGGGTATAATCCTGTTGTCGACTTAAACTATGGAACAACTAGTTTAGACTTAAGTTCAATACAGCTTGAACCCGGTGATATATTTTTAATAAAACAAGAGGATGTTGATGAGGGTTTTACTCCAATATTTTTTAAAGCGGAGTTTATTTCATACATGGTTGACAACTCCAATGAGAGTGATGTTCCAACTAGTTTAATAAAGTTTTCGATATTAACAGAACCTAATCTAGAAGTAGACCCATCAATGGTTAATTGGAACTTCCAAGTTATTGATTTAGATAAATCAAAGTTTGAATTAAAGTTTTCTAGGTTTGGTTATAGATACAAGTACGAGGATGGTGAGTATTCAGCTTTTTCTCCATGGTCAGAATTAGCATTTGATCCAGGTGTAATGGATTATGACCCCGTTAAAGGTTATAATAAAGGTATGGTAAATACTATTAAGAAATTAATTATAAAAGATTTCATACCATATTATACTGACAGAGCTCTAGATATAACTGAAGTTGAAATATTATACAAAGCAACTGACTCTGCTAATGTTTATACTATAAAAAGTATAAAGAAAAGAAGGGACGGTGAGTGGGAGCTGTTTAGCCCTAATGGCACTTTAGATGTTAATAATGACACTTTAGGTTCTATAGAAACTGGAGCAATTGAGATAAAGTCAGAAACAATACATAGAGTTGTTCCATCGAACCAAATGCTAAGAGCTTATGATAATGTTCCTAGATACGCTTTGGCTCAAGAAATAACGGGGAGCAGAATATTATATGGTAACTTTGTTCAAGGATTTGATTTAGAATATCCAGTTGGATTAAACCAGCATGTTAAAAGTGAGAGTGTCGAGCGCCAACCAAAACAATCTGTTAAAACAATTAGAGATTATAAAGTTGGAATGGTATTTGGTGATAAGTATGGTAGAGAAACGCCTGTTATAGTTTCAAATAAAATAACTGACGCCAACCCTGGTTACTACGTGCAAACAGATGATCTATCTATACCAAAAGAACTATGTGCTCAAGCTAACACAATATCCGTCAAGCAAGTTTGGGACAAGCCTGGTTTGCCAGGATCATCTCCCGCGAGTATGAGCTGGATGGAATACGTTAAATACTACGTTAAAGAAACAACGAACGAATACTACAATCTAGTTTTAGATAGATGGTACAATGCTAAAGAAGAAGAAAATATATGGTTATCATTTTTATCAGCCGATAGAAATAAAGTTGATTTAGAAACTTATTTAGTACTTAAAAAATCTCATGGTAGTGGAGACGCTGTATTAGAAAAAGCTAGATATAAAATAATAGATATACAAAATGAAGCTCCAGACTTTATAAAAACAGATCAACGTATAATGGGCTTAGTTGATATATCAAATAATGTGGGAGCGCTAGACCCTAATGTCAACCAAGCATCTGAACTAGTAAATGCTGGTAACACTTCAATTACAGTTGACACTGGGGCTTTTGATAATTTCTTAGACTCATACGGAGAAAACATGAGAGGACAATTATTCGTAAGGGTAATTGGTAGAACTGAAAACCCAACTACAGGTTTTGTTTTTGATGAAATAATAAGTGGTGACTGGAAAAAAGTAACACATCACCACACCACTTCATCTCCATCCGGCACTAAAATAGTTTATGATTCTCCTTTCTTAGAGTCAGGCGACATGCTTCAACGGTTTACTACCGCTGGTTATGAAATTGGCGATTTAAACTTTGATGGCATTATAGATAGGCAATTGAAATACTACTTTCAGTTTAAAGAAGATGTGGTAGAAAACAGACCAGAATTTGATGGTAGGTTTTTTGCACTAATTGAAAAAGATCAAGTTACAGAAGAGCAGGTTCAAATAGTACAAGGCGTTAATAACAACTACATTGAAATCGCCACTTATAATATATCCTATGTAGATTCACAAAGGTATAACCCAGCACAACAAGGCCCTTATTCAATGGGTGATAACACTGGTACCTCTGGCGCGGAGTATAGGCTCGTTACAGGTAGTGATGGTGGTGAAGGTCTTTACGACAACTACGACATTAACTCTGGGTCTGGAGGTAATATAACAGATCCAACACAACCGTGTGAATGGTGGGGATGGGGTACTTTTTCAGAATCTATACCTATGTCTGGCTACTCTTTTGCAAATACAAATTTACACACCGATGGAACAACGTTAACTAGTAATTTTGATTCTAGGCAGGTAACATATTTTGCTCTTGGATGTAGCCATTTGGCTTATGCAAACACTGACAGGATTTCTAGTGGCTTTGGTGGCGGTGGGTCTCATGTTGCAAATTACGCATACGAGACTTACGATTATTGGTATAACTTCAAAGCTTTTCACTTAGCTAAAAATAATGGTGGTTATGACAGATCTATTGATCCCCGGGACGTTGCAAACGCTACCGCTGTTTATCTCGACGGTGCTAGAGCGAATAGAGTAATGATACCAGAGTACGGTACTGACCCCTCTACTACAACAGAGCAAGGTATTATGGATATTGACGGTGATTTTTTCTTTGACAATGATGGTGTTGCTGGAGCTGGTAGCGTCATAGGTTTAAACCCGCCTCCTAGTATATTTAATTACAAACCAACAGCACTAGACCAAGGTCATGCAGCTAGTGGTTTAGGTAGAATGGTTCTTAGTCAAAACAGGATGTGGGATGGTGAAGAAACATTTTCGCCTGGTAGTGACTCGTTACCTTTTAGTGCAACCACGCTATACACTCATATAACAACCACTGGTACTAACTTTACTTTTGTTGGAGACACTAGTGAAACATACACAAACCCAGACGGCTCGACGTACCCTGGGCCACGTGTTTATCGAATTATAGGTGAAGATGTTTCAGATCCAAGTATATCTCTAATGCCACAAAGATACGGTGGGGTGCACGCTACTAAAAACTTTGGTCAACTTCAAGCTGGCGGAGAAAAAAGAGACCGGTATATAGCATCAAATTTTGGGGTAGCAACAGGTAATGGTGGTGGAGATTTTTACGACATTAACTTTGGGGGTGCAAACGCTGATTCCTGTGTTGATTTTGATGGTAATCCAATAGACTGTTTTGCCATTAGTGGTACACCCGGTTTAGTTGATTTTAGCAACGACACGGTAGGTGAAGTTTATGGCTCTGGAGTTTGGCCACCAGATAACACCCCGGCAATAAATATTGGAACTATAAAAAATGATAGCAGTGAAATGCAGCAGTGGACTAGGCAGGGTAGGTGTAAAAATTGCGGTAGCAATAGTGACTTTGTTCCATTTGGGAATCAGGGCTGGGGATCAGAGGGTGATATGTGCGGTAGAAACTCTGTTAGATTTGAATTTAGAAGAGTTGATATAGCAACAGATCAAGTAACAAATGAAGGTATAGACGTAGATTTATTTGATCCTAGAGGTCAGGCTAAGCATGATGGCACAGCTGGTAGAATAACAATACAGATAAGACAGCTAACATCGTTTATAAGTAACTTCGCTGAAGAGGTAGAGGAAGACAAGTCGGTATGGGAAACCGAACCTAAGGAAGATGTTGGATTAGACTTATACTACGAAGCCTCACACGCGTTACCAGTGAAGCTTAAGAAAGGTAATACCTTAGCTTTTGCTCCACTAAAATCTCAAGTGCTTGTAGAAAAAACTGACAACAACACGGGGGCTGTAACGCTAGATGATTTATCTTTAACGGTGAGTATAACGCCAACTGAATTGTCTAACGTTATGGTTGGTGGTGCTGAATATAGAAAAAATAATCCTATAATAAAAGTTATATCTACTGACGTTGTATCTGAAGCAACGGCTAATCATATTAATGGTATAGGTGTGGGTAGCACAATGGTATTTAGACATACTAGTGGATTACAAACTAGAGCTAAGGTTGTTAATTTTCATGTTGAACCAACTGGAAATAATGTTACATATGTGCCTCAAGTTGGTTTCACCAAGACTGCTACTAACATGTTATCAGCTGGTGGCGGTACTAGTGTTACGTTAAACCTTAACAATGAAAACAACCTAGTTGACGGTATGAACATTACCGGTGTCGGTGTTCCGCCTGATGTATTCTTAATACTTGATCCAGGTTTGTTTGCTAACGTGAGTGACCACAGTTGGCTACCATACTCTGGTGATTTAACTTTTACCTTACCTACTGGTTACTACGAAATAGATAGAAATGTTTATAAAAACGAAGTTGATCTTGGTTGGTTTAACTGTTATTCATTTGGTAATGGAGTGGAGTCAGATAGAATACGTGATGACTTTAACGCTCCAATGATAGACAATGGCGTTAGGGTCTCTACAACAATTGAAGACTATGGACAAGAGGATAAAACTAGTGGTTTAATATTCTCAGGATTATACAACTCTATATCAGGTGTTAATGACTTAAATGAGTTTAATATGGGTGAGAACATAATTAAGAATTTAAACCCTGAGTATGGGTCTGTTCAAGCTCTTAAAACTAGAGATACGGATGTTGTGGCTTTTTGTGAAGACAGAATATTAAAAGTTCAAGCTAATAAAGAAGCTGTGTTCATGGCAGATAACGATCCTAACATAGTTGCTACAGATAGAGTTTTAGGCACAGTGTCTACTTTCAAAGGAGATTATGGTATATCTAAGAATCCAGAGTCGTTAGCTTCTGATACATATAGATTGTACTTTACTGACTCTCAAAGAGGAGCTGTTATTAGAATATCTATGGACGGTATAACACCTATATCAAACGTTGGTATGAAAACTTGGTTTAGAGAAAATATTAAAAATGCCGGTAAGCTACTTGGTACATTTGATAAGGTTAACGGTGAGTATAATTTAACTATAACGCCAGGTACAACTATATCGTTTAATGAAGGTTCTAAGGGTTGGGTTAGCTTCAAATCATTTGTTCCAGACCAAGGCGTATCTGTTGCTGGTAAATACTTTACTGTAAAGAATGGTACTATATATGAGCACTATAGTAATACTTCTGGTAGAAATTTATTTTATGGAGCAGAAGAGTTGAGTGTTGATGCTGAATCAACTTTAACGGTAATGTTCAATAATATGCCTGGAACAGTTAAGTCTTTTAAAGCTATGAACTACGAGGGCTCTCAAGCTAGAATAGATCAGAATTTAACTGATAATAATTACTACAACGTTTTCCCAGATAAGAAAGGTTGGTGGGTTAGTGATATAGAAACAGACTTGCAAGAAGGTAAAATATACTGGTTTGTTAGTAAAGAAAATAAATGGTTTAATAAAATATGTGGTACTCAAACTACTTTGGATAATTTAGATACAAAGGAATTCACGGTGCAAGGTATTGGTAAACCCACTTTTGTTGAAGATCCAACCGCTGAGCAAGAGACTTATACATTAACAATTCAAAACGATTAACAATGGCTAATTTAGAAAATTGTCAACCAGTAGTGCCATATACAGCAGAAGAGTTTGCTGGAGATACAGCTTATGGAGTTACGGGAGCTGCTTTAGAGCTGCAAACTCCACCCGCTAACCCAGTTTTTACTAACGCTAACGGAACGTTGGTGTCAGCTCCGTGGACATCAAGTGCAACCCCAGGTGAGTTTTTTTTAGTAATAAAATCTCAACCTGGGTATAATATTAAAGCTGAATACATTAACATAAATGGGGTTGAACCTATTGGCAATGCGATGGAAGCAGGCGTGTATAATCAGTACGAGTGGTTTTATGCTGGTAGTACATCAGCGGCGTTTCAAAACACTCCTGACGTCATACAGGTAGTAGCTGTTGACAGTATACCAAATGATAACTCTAATTGTAGTAATGAAGTTATTTGTAAAATAACTCTCACATCAGGATTTGTAATGCCAGCAGGCAATCACTTTATTAATATTGATTTCGGCGGAACAGCTTTACCGTGCGAGGTGAGTGTTGAGACCACGCCTCCAATATTTGAATACGAAATATTCAACTCAAACTATTCTATGACACAAGGTTATGGAGTATGGATAGCTAAGTGGCATCCAAGTTTATCTGCTCTTCAAAACGAAAGGTGGGATTCTAATGCCATACTACAACCTAACAATTCGCTTAACTACAATATATATGCACCCACGCCGTGGGCTATTTACGGTAATACATTTGAAGAGAATGGTGGTTATGAAACCGCTGTTGGGGCTTACGGTATAGACACATTATGCGGTCAATTATCAGCGGGTCACGGGCCTACTAGTGATACCATGGGTAACCCACTAAACGAAACTGGCTATTCAATAGGAGTGCCATTCGGTGGGTTTGATAACGAAGGCACCGGTTCTAGTGCTGCATCGTTTGGCTATCCCAATAATAATCGGCCGGGCACTTTTGCGTTTAAATACTATATAAACCCCCCACCCAATAACATACCTTTTTACAACCCGATACCAGTCTCACAGGTTGACAACCCTGTTCTAACACCTGGCAACAGTATACTACCCACATCTTTAACTTGGTACTTTAGGGTTAGTGACGATTGGGAAATACCAGATGATCCCGATTTCGTTAAAGTTTGGAAGATAATAACAATAAGTGGCGCTGGTGGTTCGCCAGTAAGTGACAGTATAGTTGATACACCTTTTAATGCACTAGAGCAATTTTGTGGAAGCATACAAGATAATGCCGCTTCAATAGAGGTTTCAGAGAAAGATTCTAATGGAGTAGTTATATCAAACAACAGTCATTTAGATATAAGTAACGTGAGTATAACAAGGCCTGATGCTAATTACCCTCATGTTGTAAGAATAACAATACCATTTAGAACAGATCTTGAGTATGACGTGTGGGAGCTTAATTCCCCAGCGGAATCTCCAACGACTCACAGGCAATATACTAAAATATTTTTTGATATGTATCCTGTCTACGTAGGACAATAAATAAAATAATATGTTACAAAAAAACAAAAATTTATATTTTACAATTGAAGCAAAGACTAATCCAATAACTTTAAACTGGACAGCTAAAACTCCATTGCAAGAGCTTAGGATTAGTTCAAGTAAAATTATTACAAGGGGTACCGCAACAACTATTAGTACCACCACCAGTAATGCTGGCACAGTTGATGAGACTTCTCTTTATAGCTTTCAGTGCGTTGTTCCCTACAATAAAGATACAACGTTAGCTTCATTTAGCGTTTCCACAAAAAATGCAGATTTTAGGTTGTTAAAGCCTGCAACATTAACTTTGAGAGATAGTACAGACGGTTTAAGTATATACATAGAGCAGGACCCTGTTAGTTTAAGTACTTATTACTTAAGGTGTAACTTAAGTAGAGAGATCACGCTACTAGATAATATTACTATTGACCTACTGATACCAAATATGAAAACTACTCCAGCTAAAGAGACTAATATTATAACAAGAGTAGTCACAGGTTCAACTTACATACCTGTATCTGGCATCAAAAAAAATATAAAAATATTTGGAGCTCCAAATACTCCATTCGAGTTAACATTGCTTAACGCTAATAATGACGCAATAACTCACAACGCGAATGGTACGTCGGTCACACCATATGGTGTAAAAAAATCCGTTAACGGCGTTTTAGATAAAACAGGTAGATATAGTTGTTTACAAAAGTTTCCACCAATAGTTAGTGTTAGGCGGACTAAGGTTAACGGTAATTTCTCTGCTGGAGCAACAGATATAATCTTTGATAATTTAAGTGGGGTTTTGGTAGGTGACCAAATAATACTAACTGAAAATAATGGAGCTAGATCATATCAAAGTGAGGTAATTAAAGTGACAGCTATTAACGTTAGTGGTAATGCTAATAAGTGTACTATATCTAAGGAAGTGCCGTTAGCTGACAATACTACAGTTTCATTTAGAAGAGGAACTAGTTATAAACTTAACATAGAAACTTCTGGTAGAAAGGGTGACAAGATTATATCAACATATCCAACTAAAACGTTTAGTCAGGACATAGGTAGTATAATAACTTTCAATGCTACAACTTCTGATGGTGCAATACAAATCAATGGAGGCAGTGGAGGCGCAGATCATAGTGTTAGCTATGGTTATAGCCCTTTGGATAGTACTGGTTTCGTTGAATTGATTTACACTTTGACTGGCAAAACTTTCACACAAGCATCGGGTAAGCCAATATCTAGTGATTTCGTTAGAGCTAGTGGGGACGCAGACATAGATGTTAAAGTAAGATCAAAGGGAGCTGGGACAAGTACATATTTATTAATATGTAGAGTTAGAATAAACTATGGTAAGGAAGATACCGTAGTAAACATTAACATAGATAATATAGTATCATAATATGGCGACATTAAATTTAACATTTCCAGCACCGATAAACATGTCTTGTAAAGTCGGTGATACCGCATACTTTATTCAAGGCTCAGAAATAGATTCTGTTGGTGGTTTTAATGTGGGTGGTAGTATAAACATTATTGGTGTAATAAACACTATAACACAGTCTGGTTCTAATATTATAATAAACGTAGAGCTTGAAGGTGAAAACGCTAATGCTGAAACAATAACTACTACTAGCTTTATACTATTTAGTAAAAACAATTTAGTTGAACTAGGTTCTATAAAAGGTTATTACAATAAAGTGCAGTTTAGAAATAACTCCACGGAGCCCGCAGAGATGTATGCTACCGCGTGTGAGGTAGAAGATAGCAGTGATTAGTGTAAATAAAGAGCAATAAATGTAACTATAATATAGTAAATTATACAATATGAATAACAATAATAGTCCTTATAATTTCTTTTGGGGTGGCAAAATGGGTTTTGGCGGTCAAGGTGGTGGTCAGTTTAGATGGGGTAATCAAGGAGCTGGTGAACCAGATCCTAATGCTGGGAATGAAAATTACGTAATGGCGCAACCACCACCAGAAGAAAGCACATATGGTCCAGTAAACCAAACTCAACCCAATGTTGATCCAAGCCAAATGAGATGGGGTCAAGGTAGCGGTGGTGGTGGTGGAATTGGTAGCATGATTGGTAAAATAGGTGGTGCAGTTGGTGGTATGGCTACCCCGCTTGGTATAGGTTTATCTATAGCTGGCGGCGTTATTGGAGCTGTTAAAGCTAGAAAAGAACAAAGGCGAGCAAGAAAGCAAGCGAAGAAAGCTAAGAAAGAATTAAACAGGCAAATGGACGCGTTCAAACAAATGGATACTAGTAATCCATACTTGAACATGGAAAATACAATGGAAGATTTAACAATCAACCAAAAACAATTTGAATTAGAAAACCAACAGAATCAACAGAATCAAGCTAATATATTAGATAGTTTACGTGGTTCAGCTGGTGGAGGTGGCGTTGCAGCTTTAGCTCAACAAATGGCCCAGTCGGGACAACTAGCATCACAAAAGGCAGCTGCTAGAATTGGCGATCAAGAAAGACAAAATCAAATGGCTGAAAGACGAGAGGCTGGTAGAATACAAGGTTTAGAAATAAAAGGTGAGATGCAAAAAAGAGAAGACGAAGCCTATAAAACACAAACATTACTTGGCATGGCTCAACAAAATTACGCTTCTAAAAAAGAAGCTCAAGCTGCAGCTAAGCAACAAAAGTGGGATGCTATAACCGGAACGGTAACTGGAGCTGCAGACATGTTTGCTGGGTTTGGTCAGGGTGACGGCACAACTTAATAAATTTTTTATAATATGGCATTAAGCGAAAATCAAAATAGAGGGTTAATACGAGGAGCTAGGCAGGTAGCTGACGCTGAGAACAAAGGTAGGTTAGCTGGATCAAAAGCCTTTCAACAGATGGGTGAACACTTGTCTGAGGGTATAGCTAAGGTTGTTCAAAAAAGAAATAACGAGTTTAATGATATAATGAAAAAGCAGCTAGGTAAAGAAGGTCTTAGCGACGAGGAATATCAAAAGTTATATAAAAGATTTAAAAAAAGAAGAGCGGCTTACGTTTATTTAAACAAGAAAGAAAGAATGGATTTCGAGAGAGATACATTGAAAGAAGCCGAAGAGCATAAAAAGTTAGATGCCGATAAAGAAGAAATAGCTGAAACGCTAACGGATGAAGACAATGAAATAAATCCAGATGATGTAGATAGTAGTACTATACAAGATATAGTGACTGGAAAGATTGAGCCAACTAAAGATGAAAATGGTAGAGTTGGTTTCTCTTTAAAAAGCGACGCGTTAAAAGAATTTGTTATTAAAGATGAAAACGGTAATGACAGATTAAAAAGTTACAGAGGGTCTTGGGAAGATGATAGATTTACTGTTTCGGAAGATGGTAAAACTAAAACAGATAAGTTTGGTAACAGTTATTCAAACGATGAGGCTGGATTTAAAGATTACCAAAGATCAGCTAAGCTATACTGGATAAGACAAGCTAAAAAAACTGGCGATAAGCTTTTAATGCATAACTCAACTACAGGTAAAAAAGAATATATGACACCTGATGAAGCTGAGGCTTTAATGCAAGACAAGGAAAAGTTTGTCACAATGGACGAAATAAAAGATCATGTTAAAAGTCGCGGTAAGGATAACAAAGCTAGTGAGGCTATAAACGGTTTAATAGCTAACGGATCGGAAGAAGCTAAAAATTTAAAACCTGGAGACGATATAACTTTTAACAGAGAGGCAACTAAAGAGCAGTTTAGCAAAGCTTTAGATAATACTGATTTACATAAAGCGGCTACTAAGAAGATGGTGGGTAATACATCGTGGAAAGAAGACATGACCGAGAAGTTGCAGTCTATGAAATATAAAGAGTTTGGTATAGACGAGTCGACTGTTAACAGGTTTGACCCTACTCCAAATGACGGTGTTGTATCAGCTGAGGATGCTGCTGTTATAGTAGACAAAATAATGGAAGATGACGATATGCTAAAGGGTTACTTAACTGACTACTTAACCATATATAAGGAGAGAGAGTTTAAAAATAATATACCAAAAGACCTTCAACAAAAAAACCAAGCTGTCAGTGTCCAAGGTGGATCAGTTGATGAGGAGGGTGTTTGGACACCAAGCGTATAAATATTATTAACGGGTAACTAACGAAACAGTATGATAGAATATATATTAAATGGGAAGACCGTTAAGGTCTCTCCAGAAAATGAACAAGCGTTTTTAGAAGCTAATCCTAGTGCTAAAAAAAAGGAAACAAGCTGGTTTAAAGGAGAAGAAGGATGGGTTCCAGATGAATTAGAATTCTGGAAAAAAAAAGAACAAGAGGACCTAGAGCCGGGAAAGGATCAAGGGGCGAGCCAGCCCCAACAAGAGGAGACAGTTCAGTCTCAGGAAAATCAACAAGAAGATACGGAATCATTATCGGAAGATACTTCTTCGGATTTTGTAAAATATAAACTCAACAATAAAGTTGTTAAGGTTGCGCCTGAAAACGTCGAAGCATTTGAAGCTGAAAACGTTGAGGCAACTATAGTTAATTATCCTAAGGGTACTATATTAGATAAGATCACTGACGATAGTACTGAGGTACCAAAAGATAAAGGGTATTTCTCTGACTACATGCTAGCGCTTAAGCAGGGTAAGCGTGGTTTAACTACTGACGGAGCTTTTGAGATCATGCGTAAAGGTGAAGGAATATCAGATGAAGAGTTAAAGAAATATATTGAAATGGTTGAAGAGACCTCCAACATAGGTCAAACAGATGCACAGATTGAGTACAATAAAAAGGTTGAGGAAAATGGAGGCGGTGCTTGGGGTCATATTAAAGTTTGGGGCCAAGACTCCCCGCTGTTTTGGGATCACGCTTTGCAGCAGGTTCTTTCTTCATTCTCAACAATAGGTCACTCGGCTACATCCAAGGAAACTTTAGCGGCCGTAGCTGGTGGTGCTGGTGCAGGTTATGCTACTACTAAAAGTAAATACGGGGTTATTAGTGGTATGTATAGTGCTGGTATAGGTGCTATGGAAACTGGTTTAGAATTTACAGAGCTACTAAAAGAAGAACTAGTAGAGCAAGGTATAGACCCTAGTGATTTTAAAAACGGATTCAACGAGGATAATATTAGAACACTTATACTAGAAAATCCAGAATCTTTAGAAAGAATTAAAAAGAAAGCTTTGGCTAGAGGTATGTCAATGGCTATGATAGAAGCAATGACATTTGGTGTAGCAAGGGGCGTTGGTAAAACCGTTGTTAAGAAAACCGGTAGTGGTGGAGCAGCAGCAGTAGCGGTAACAGCCACTGAAATGGCGGGTGGTGCAGGTAGTGAAGCCGTTGGTCAGTTTGCTTCTGGTGGTACAGCTGAAGAAGGTGGGTTTAGTGTGGAGAAAGGTATAGAAAACATGGATAGTGGGGAGATATTTCTTGAAGGTGTATTAGAAGGACCAGGTATGGTATTAAACACGGATATTATGCTTGATGGTTTTAAAGGTAGGAAGTATACTATAAATGGAGGTGATGTTACCAAGCAAAGGATTGTTAGCATCTTAAATGATAACGAGCTATCAACTAAGGATAGAGCGAAGATTTTGAAAAATATCGAAATAAAAAATGACAAAACGCTTCAAGGTTTAGTTGACGAAGCTACAAATGATTTAGCTATCGAGTTAAGTATAGACTCTCAAGTTATAGACAAGGCTGATAGAAAGCGGCTAGTTGAGCTAGAAAAGAAAAGATTAAAAGCTGAAGCGGATTCTAAAAAAACAGGTATATTTCAGGTTCCTGGTTCATCTAAAAGACTAGCTGATATAGAAGCTAAGATAGAGGAGATAGTAGCCCCATACCAAAACCAAGTAGATAAAAATTTAATTGACGTCCAAATACAAGAACAGCAAGCAGCTGAGTTTAAAGCTGACATGGCTGAACGTATGTTTAAAAGTAACTTAGAGTTTGCTAAAAAACATAGCGCTATATATGGATTAGAAGTTGATGACACTTTAAGTAGAGAGCAGATAAGAGAAAAGTTTGGAGATGAAGCTGCTGACGCTGATGGTTGGATTGATAATGACACAAATATGATTTATGTCAATACTGAGGTAGCTATGTTTACAGATGCTGTCAATGTTGGTAATCACGAACTGTTACATGGTATACTTAGAAAAGCCATGAAGAGTGATCCAAATAAGTTTGTAAATATAAGGCAAGAATTATCGCAACAAGTTGGTAAGCAATGGGCTAAGGTTGAGCAGAGGGTTAGAGAAGCTGGTTACACAGAGGAATATATGATGGAAAATCCGGATGAGTGGATAACACTTACTTCAGATGCTATCGCAAATGGTGATATAACTTATAGCGAAAGTGTATTCCAACCATTAAAAGATTTAATACTACCAGTGCTTAGAGCAGCTGGTTTTAGAAAGATTAATTTTAATACAGGTAAAGATGTATTTGAATTTTTAAAAGAGTACAATAGAAGTATACATAAAGGATCTTTAAGCAGCGGAATAGTTAGTGCTACTGGTGGGAGAACTCAAGTTTCAGGTGGGCCTAAATTTTCAAAAACAAATCTACAGGGAATGTTAGATAGGTTTGGTATAACAAAAAAAGATTACGATCAAAACCCCGCTGCTACTAAAAGTAAAATAAAACGTATGGTTAACGATACTATACGTAAAGATGTGAACGGTGTAGAAATACCATACGGTAAGTTTAAAGATAATTTTGAAAACGATGTCTCTTCTATTTACTCCGAGTTTGGTCAGGAAATTTCTAAAGAAGGCCAATCAATAACTGGGGCTATAGTTAAAAGATTATTTACTAACATACCTCAAAACATAGCTGATGAAGCTATGGTTACAAAGCAAAGTTATCAAGCTGATTTAGTAAGTTTAGCAGGAACTATTATGCCTGAGTATAACTTCTCACAACCTGTAGATAAATTTCTTAGTACAAGACTAAACCTTAGAGCAAACAGGTTAGCTTCAGATTTAGGTATAGCATCGGTTGAAGAAAGTTCTAAGAAAACTAGAATAGATAATCGTTTTGGTGGAGAAGATGTTCAAGTACAAATAGAAGACAAATCTCAACAAGAGCAATCATTTGAAAACGATCCTATATTAGAGCAGGAAATAAAAAAGCAAAAGGGTGTATTTGAAACTAAAAGTAAAGGAGAGTTTGTTAAAAAGAATTTAAAGTTTTCTGAAGACACTAACAAGGTGTTAATAGATGTTTATGATAAAACAAGCTATGATCCTAATTCTCCATTTGAAAAAGTTAAAGAAGATATGGTTGATCAGTTTGATCCTAGCGTTAAATCTAAAAATCAAGTTAGACCAACCGGTGTACTATACCCAGCGTTTGAAGCTGTATCCGAAAATGAGTTTGGTGTCAACCCTAATTCTATATTAGCTAAGCCTCAAACATTAACTAAACCTGAGTCGGTATCCTCGAGAACAAAGATAGCTCAAGCTATGGATAGGGTTGGCGTTAAAAAATTAATGCAAGCTACTTTTCCAAAAGTAAACTTTAACCCTAAAACGGGTAATTCATTAAAAATTAAAAAGAAGATATTAGAAGCGTTTTATGTTGACGGTAAACAAAGAGTGCCAAACTTATATGGTAAGGCTTTAAACATTGATAGAATGTCTGACAGTGATATTCTAGCTGCGTTTGGTATAAACCCAGACTTTACTCTAATGGACTATAATAGGTCTTACGATCCAGCTGTAAAAGGCTTTATAGAAATGGCAGCTTCTTTTTCTTTTAATCAAACAGTTAGAGAAACAACAAATCAACAAGCTGCTGAGATAGGTGTTGGTAAACCAGATATCGCATTTAGCAAGAGTGTTAAGAACTCTTATAGAAAAAGTCCAGCTGATATAGCTAAAGAGCTTGGTATAAACTTAATACCTGGCTCATCTAAAACTAGAGCTAAAAATAGCATGTACAATAAGACGGAAACTTGGGCGCAAGCTAGAGATAGGGTTGTTAGAAACTTTTTAACTAAATACCCAGAGTATAGATTGATATTACAAAAAGCTTTAACTGGTGGTAGTAAAAGATCTATGTATGTTAGTGTTGGTGAGTTTAACGAAGCTGCTGGTCCAATCCCAAAAGGCGTTGATCTTACAAATGTTACAAGAACAGCTTATAATGAGAAGAGAAGATTTACTGAAAAAGCTTTTAAGAAATTTAAAACAGAAAAATTTAAACAAGGTGAGGCAAAAAAATTAGAAATTTTGAGAGGTTTTTTTGTAGCAATACAAGAATTTGCACAGTCTACAAAAATTGATGGTAAAGTAAATCCTGACATGTTTTTGTTTTTAGAAATGCTAAGAGACAGTGGAGCGGCTGGACAGGGCCATATTATTAGGATACTAGCTCCAGTTAAATTTTACACTGTTAATCAAAGAACTAAAAAACCTGTATTTAATAAGGAGGTTGTCGAAGAACACACTGATCCTCAAAATCAAATAGGCACAGCTTTACTAGATGCTGCGATTAAAGGTAATGTTAAAGAAGTGTTTGATGTTATTGGTGGTTCATATATGCAAGGCTCATTGTTGCTAGAAGGCGACAACCTAATTGCTAATAAAGAAAAGAATTCTAAGAAAAGAGATTTAACTAGGGATATGCCTGATGTTTACTTCGATGATATCATACCTAGAATAAAGAGTGGTAAACTAAAGTTACCACCTGGCATGGCGTCAGTTGTTAGAATGGCGGTGCAAGGTGTAAACTTAAATGAGTTAATGCTTATTGATTCTAACCAAACTATAGCGGAGTTCTTTAATGTCGGTATTGATACTAAGAATTTAACTGATACTCAAATAGAATTTTTAATACCTTACCAAAACGAATTAATCGTTAATCAGCTGCGAGGTAAAATAACAAAAGCTAGAGCTGGTAAATCTATTAAGGAAAATATACAAAATAACGTTGTATTAAAAAGTGATAGTGATATAAAAGCTATTATGGATAGAAATAAAGCTGATGACAACGTAAGGCAGTATAGCAAGTCTGGTGAGGTTAAAGGTATGTCTACTTTTGACTTTGACGATACTCTTGGTTACACTAAGTCTGGCGTTAGAGCAACTGTGCCAAATACAGATGGTTTACCTAAGCCAAATCGTAAAGTTATATTCTTAGCCGGTGGAGCTGGTAGTGGTAAAAGTAATGTTATTAAAAAACTTAACTTAGAGAAAGACGGGTTTAAAATAGTTAACTCTGACATATCACTACAGTGGTTAAAGAAAAACTCTGGCCTACCAGCTGACATGAGAGAACTTACTAAAGAACAAAGAAGTAAGTTAGGTAAACTAGGTCATCAAGCTAGAGGTATAGCTAGAAGAAAAATGATGAAGTATCAGGGCAGTGCTAATGGAGTTGTTGTAGACGGAACTGGTGGTAGCGTTAACTCAATGCGAAAGCTCGTAGATGAATTTAAATCTAAAGGTTATGATGTTAGTATGGTTTTTGTAGATACTTCATTAGAAACCGCCTTAAAGCGTAATAGAGCTAGATCAGAGAGATCTTTGTTGGATACCATAGTTAAACGTAACAATGAAGCCGTGCAGGGTAATAAAACTGAATTTAAAAAAATGTTTGGTAATACATTCATGGAGGTTAACACCGATAATATAGCAATGCGAGACCCTATGCCAACCGAGTTCAAAGCTAAAGTGGAGGACTTTGTTTACAGCTATGAGAAGCTGAGACTAGACGCTGAAGAGTTTGCTACACAAGGTGATTCAATATTAGAAAGGGGAGGTAAGTTTGATTTCTCTGAGTTTAATAATGTTGTTGATGGGACCCCAGGCCCACTATTAAACAAAGCAAAAGCAAGAGCTGCTAAGTATGGAACCAAAGATATGTTTGTATTAACAGCAAGACCTCAACAATCAGCTAAAGCTATTCATGGGTTTTTAAAATCACAAGGGTTAGATATACCTTTAAAAAATATAACAGGTTTAGCTAACAGCTCTGGTAACGCTAAAGCTCAATGGATGCTAGAAAAGTTTGCCGAAGGATATAACGATATGTATTTTGTTGACGACGCATTACAAAATGTTGAAGCTGTTAAAGAAGTATTAGATCAATTAGATATTAAATCAGATGTTGTTCAAGCTAAAAGAAAGTTTAGTAAATCAGCTAGTCAAAACTTTAATACTATATTAGAAGAATCTCAAGGAACTAGTAGAAATAGAACATACTCACAGGCAGAGGCTAGACGCGAGGGGCAACATAAAGGTTGGTGGAGAATATTCGTGCCACCGTCAGCGGAGGACTTCAAAGGTTTACTGTATAGATTTTTAGGTACAGGTAGACAAGGCGAAATGCATATGAAGTATTTTAAAGTTAAACTACTTGACCCATTTGCTCAGGGTATTAGAAACTGGAATAACTACAAACAAAGAATGGTCAATGAGTATAAACAGTTAAAAGCGAATATGCCTGACGTTGTTAGTCGCTTTGGATATAAAGTGGGTAACACTGGCTTTACAGTTCAAGATGCAATAAGAGTTTATCTTTGGAATAAATCTGGTAATAAAATACCTGGACTCGATCAAGTAACTCAACAAGTTCTAGTGGATTTTGTAAATCAAAACGCCGATGTAAAAGCTTTTGCTGATACGCTAGGTAATATAAGTAGAGTTAAACAAGGTTATATATCTCCTGGTAAAAATTGGTCTGTTAGCAGCATAGCTTTTGATTTAAATAGAGTTGTTAGTAAGGTTGGTAGAAGAGCTTTTTTAGCTGAATGGAAAAGCAACGTAGATGCTATATTCACAGAAGAGAACATGAATAAGATAGAGGCTTTGTACGGTACTAACTTCAAGGACGCTTTGGTTGATATACTATTCCGTATGGAGAATGGAGGTAATAGGAGAATTAGTAATAACAAATTGGTTAATGGTTTCACTGAGTGGATAAACGGCTCTATTGGAGCTATCATGTTCTTTAACATGAGATCTGCTTTACTACAAACAATGTCAACAGTTAACTTTATCAACTGGAGTGATAATAATTTAATTAATGCTTCAGCAGCGTTCGCTAATCAAAAGCAATTTTGGGAAGATTTTTCAATGTTATTTAATTCATCACAGTTAAAGCAAAGAAGATCTGGTATTCAAATAGATGTGTCAGCGTCAGAGTTGGCTTCTGCTTTCAAAGATAGGAAAGCAACGCCAGCGGCTGTTATATCCTGGTTACTTGAAAAAGGTTTTACACCAACGCAAGTGGCTGATAGCTTTGCTATATCATTTGGTGGTGCTTCGTTTTTTAGAAATAGAACCAACACTTATATAAAACAAGGTATGAGTGAGGTTGACGCTATGAATAAAGCAATGTTAGACTTTCAAGAGATCGCAGAAGAAACACAACAGTCATCAAGAGAAGATTTAGTTTCAATGCAGCAGGCTAGTGTTTTAGGTAGGATAATACTAGCGTTTCAAAACGTTACAATGCAGTATACTCGTTTAACAAAGAAAGCTATGTCTGATTTAATGAACGGTAGAGGTGATACTAAAACTAATATATCTAAGATACTTTATTACGGGGCTGTTCAGAACATTATCTTTGCCGCACTTCAATCCGCTTTAGCGTTTGTAATATGGGGAGATGATGAGGAGGATATAAAAAATAAAACTCAAAGAACGTTTAACAGCGCTCTTGATTCTTTTCTACGTGGAACAGGTGTGTATGGAGCAATAGCTTCTACCATAAAAAATACTATAATCCAAAACAACATACAGAAAAATAAAGATTGGGGTAGAGATGATGGTAGGACTTTGCTAGAGTTGATAAACTTATCCCCACCTATAGGTAGTAAATTGAGAAAAATTTATAATGCTATAAAAACTGAACAGTACAATGAAGGCGTTAGCGACGCTATAGGTTGGAGAATTGAAAATCCAAACCTATATAAATGGGCTAGTTATATAGAAGCTGCCACTAACATACCGACTCAGAGGCTTATTAAGAAAGCTAATAATTTAGAAGAAGCTTTAACTAGCGATCATCTAATGTGGCAACGTATATTAATGGGATTAGGTTGGAGTGGTTGGACAATAGGTGCTAAAGATGAAGAGCTTGAGGCTGCTAAAGCTGAAGCAAAAGCAACTAGAAAAGAAAGAAAGAAAGAAGAAAAGAAAATACAAAAAGAAAAAGAAAAGAAAGACATGGAGGCCCAGGGTATGAAAATCGTTAGATGCTCTGGTACTAACTCTAAAAAGAAAAGATGTGGTATATATTCTAAGTACCAAAAAGAAAATACTTTTAGATGTCGATACCACAAATAGTATGTAATTATAATAGTATAACAAAAACAATAAGATATGATAAATTGGATTAACTCGTGGAAAGCGGGTAACAAAAAAGAAAGATACGAAATAAACTTTAGATTAGGCACGTTAACGTTATTTGAAATAACGGTATGTCCTTGTGTTACCTGTGAGAATAAGGGTACGTGCCCTAGATTTAGATTTATGATTTTAAACTTTGGGTTTGAAATATAAAATATGAAATGGATAGGTCAACATATATGGGATTTTATATCTAGGTTCCGTTCGACGGTGTATCTTGAAGATCTTGATACATCGTCAGAACAGAACGTACTTGTTGTTGACTCAGACGGTAAGGTAACAAAAAACACGTCATTAGGTGGAGACGATTTAACTATTGCGAATGCTAGTGACAATAGAGTTGTAACATCAACGGGTGGCACGGGCTTGGAAGCTGAATCAACGTTAACCTACGACCCATCCGTAACACAAGAATACTTCCAACCTTTTGAGCCCGACTACGATAACGGTTTGTTAACCATTGGTGCTGCTAATAACTCAGCATGGGATATGGGTCCAACTATAACAACCGCTGATGCCACCTCTGGTAATAAAGCTAAAGGATTGAGATTAAGATCTGGTGCGTCTAGTGGTACTAATAAGAGTGGTGCACCTGTAACAATCACTAGTGGTATAGGTACTGGAAGTTCTCAACCTAATATTTTAGATGTTGAGGGGCCTAATATAGGTAGCTCTGGAACAACGGCTAATGATCCAGTGCCAACACTAAGAGTTTGGAAAGCCGTAAACGGTACTTATGGAAAATCTACTATACTTGATATATTTGATCCAGGTGGTACTGATATTGGTTTGAATAAATTATCTTTCTACGTGAGTGATGATGCTGACAACTGCGTTATACAAGCTAGAAAACATAGTGGATCAGCTAAGTTAACTTTAGATGTTGATGGTGATATAGATATAAACGCAGACGGTGGGGATATAAACTTTAAAGACGGCGCTAATCAATTAGCAAGAATAACTAGTAATGGGTTAAGTTTTAGAGATAACCTAGGAGCTTATATTAGATTTGAGGGAACCACTGATGATGGGAATTTTACTGACTTAGCGGTGGCTGATCCCACTGGCTCTAGAACAATAACATTTCCAGACGCCACTGGAACTGTAGCTTTAACTAGTGATATAACAGACGTTGATGTTAGTGTAGCCAACTTAAAAACTAGATTAGGTAGTGGCTTTGCTAGCAACGCCGTTAGTATAGGTGATGCTGATGATACGGTAACTATACCAGGTAATCTAACTGTAAGCGGAACAACAACAACAATTAATACTACTAATTTAAATGTTGAAGATAAAAATATAACTTTAAATTATGGAGCAGGTGACACGTCTGGTTCCGCTGATGGCGCTGGCATAACAGTTCAAGATGCTGTTAATGCTGCGACTGATGCTAGTATTGTGTGGGACGCCACTGATGATAAGTGGAATACTACTCAGCCGTTTTTTGCTAAATCACTTGGGACTAATCGCTCGGAGTTGTTTATGAACTATGCTGGGTCTGCTAGTGGTGAGATGTTAACGCTAGCATCTAATTCATTGGGAGGTAATAAAACAATCACCTTCCCCAACGCTACTGGAACTGTAGCTTTAACTAGTGATAGAGTGAAGCGATTAATGAGTATTAATCCTGGAAGCTTCGGAAGATATTTTTACTTGCAGTTTGGTAACACGTGGATGCCCACTAGAACGGATTTTAATTTACAATATGGTACAGGTGCTGCACCAAACTTAACAACTACCGGTTCTACGTTAGCACAACAATCTAAAGCTCCATTAATAGTTGCTATTAGTGACATGAAAATATATAAAGTAAATTTTAATTGGTATTGGACGGCTAAAAGTGGATCAATTCAAGGTACTAGAAATTTTGAATTTAGTTTTCACGATGCTACCGTTCTTAACGACTCTATAGTGGAGCAAACACTTAGCTCTCCGATAGTGGTTACAAATAATAACGGAGCATTTACTAACGACAAAGCTTATACGACTACGTGGGAGCTTGCCGGTGGGAGTGGTTTTACTTTAAGTGCTGGTGAGGCTTTGTACATGTTTACAAGATGTACCTCGTTTAGTAGTGGCAGTACCCTTTTTCTATCAATAGCGGGAAATATGCATTTAGAATATGAATACGTTTAATTATGGCTTTAACAAATAAAAAATACGAAAAATTTTACAAGACAGATGGTTCTGGTAATGACAAGATAACCTCAGAAAAACTTACTTTTGCTGAAGATGTTTGGGATTTAGATAGGGCTAATGGCATGAAGGATCATATTAATAATCCAGATTTTGCTCCATTAATATTTCAACTACAACAAATACAAGATGAGTTAGATTATCTTAGAACAGAGATATCGGCTAACAAAGATAAAACTGGGATATCAACATCACAAGCAAGTGCTATTACCGCTAATACAGCTAAGACAGGGATAACGCTGCAGGAGCAGAAAGATATTTCTAACAATAAAGCAGAAATAGCTAGCAATTTTAATGCTATACGTTCAAATGCCGTTGATATAGCTAATAAATTAACTGTTGTACCTAATCTCCTTGCACCAGCAAATGCAATACAAGAATTACGCGTTGGAGTGAGTTATAATTTAAAAACTAATACACATGAATTAATGTTTACATACTCAGAAACTACGCCAAGAGCAACACTAAGAAAATCAGGATCAATACAATTAAAGTAATATGGCAAAATACATTAACATATCATCAGCTACACACACAACGTTGCGAAAAAAAAATATACACGGTGGTAGTTTAACTAGCGTTACTATTGTTAATCACGATAACGCAGACTCCGTGGTAGCGTCATTGTACTTATATGACGGTTCTAGTAACTTCGTTATAGTATCAACAACAATACCTCCTTTGGTTACTTTAACCTTGGGTAAAGAAGATAATATATCTTACGATAGTAGAGTGTATGATTTAAAACTACACACAACCACAACAGCAGATTTAACAGTAATAACTCAATAATGAAACTAAATAAAGAAATAATAGAAAAAGCTGTAAAGCAAAAAAATTACAAATGGTTCGAAACAGGTGATTATAACCTTAACATAGTAGGTGTAAGAAATTCTAACACAGGAACCGAGGTGACAAACAAGTTTGACGACAAGATCACACTGTCATTTAAGTGCGGTGGAGATTGGGAATTTTATGTTTACGATTGTACCACAGACCCCGGTAGGTATTGGGTGGAGAATATAATGAGAGTAGAGGGTGTAGCCGTCTTGAAGGAGGGGCAATATCCCGGTTCTCATAAGATTAGATTACACCAAGGTAGATATGAAGCTTTAGGTCAGTGCAAACCCGTTACAGTTTACCGTGACGCTAACAAGGATGACAAGTACGACTTAAGTGATGATAATATTCAGACTGGTTTGTTCGGTATTAATATACATAGAGCAACTAAGTGGGGAGGTAAAAAATCTAAACAAGTAGACAAATGGTCTGCTGGTTGTCAAGTGATAGCAGCAAACGACGATTGGCATGAGTTCATGGACATATGTAGAGTTGCAAGAGATAAGTGGAGTAATAGCTTCACGTATACATTATTAGAAAGCAAAGATTTATAAAATGAAAAAACTATTATTATTATTTCTGATTAGTACTATTTGTACCGCTCAGATAAAAGACTTCTTTAAATATTCAACTGTATACACATCTATGTCCACAAACACATCGTTTGTTGAGAGAGAAAACTATACAGCTGTAAATAAAGGTTACGAGGATATAACAACTATCAACCCGAACGATTACAATTTAACGTTAGGGTTGCGCAAAATAGCAAGATTTGATTATGAGACGAAGAGACAGACATGGTACACGGGTACTGAAAGAAATACTGCAGACAACGTTACTATTGGTAATGCTAATGGCTGGGAGTATTTGTTTAATTATTCTTTTATACGTAATCGTGGTGAAAAGTTTACTGACCAAAATTTTTGGCTACGCTACCTCGGCGACTTGTTCGTGGTTAAAGCACAATATACAGATAACGAAAGAGTAAATCTTAAATATACATCACTAGATTATAGAGTAAGATTAAATAAGGGCAATTGGGATTTTACTATTGGAACTGTATTTAGAATACATCCAGCTTACGGCATAAATCCTATTGAAGATTTTTGGGTTCCAGGTGAATCAACGTTTCAAGATCTAGCAGAAGATTTTGGATATGCGCCGGAGCAATGGGTTCAAGGTTTTTATGTCGACCAAAATTGGTACGACGTGGGTGGTGGAGATTCCGTACTTATCGCTACCTCGAACGACGAGTTTTTCCACCACTACTTTGGCGACGCTGTTGCTAGGTTTAATCAGCAAGAGCTAGAAAAATTAGGTATGCAAAAAGAAGTAAGTGCTGTTATTGGTATTGCTTATTACAAGTATACTCCAAACTTTTGGATACACGCTTGGTATAATTGCCTACCTTACCACCACGGCTTAGATGAATACTCTTATGAGTACACAGATAGCAAAGTTGAGTGGGACTCAGGGTTAATACTAGGAACTAGGATAACAAGGAGTTTAGGTTTGTTTGTAGAGGGTACACACATGAAGTACTGGGGCAAGGAAATCTTTGAGATGAAATTTGGGTTTAACTATTTAATATTTTAATTATGAAGAAATACATTATAATACTATTTGCCTTAACTAGCTGGTTAGCTAAGGGGCAAGGATACGACTTTCAACAGTTATGTTTAAACTGTGCAGAACAAAATGGTTTTTATTGCGGAGATGATCCAGCGAATTGGACACAGTACTCACCAGAGGGATGTGTGCCTAATGGGGCTGGTGGATTAGAATACTTAAATGATGGTTGGGAGGACTGTGCTGATGGGTCGGATGAGAACGGGGCTGTGCCAACTACAGCAGAAGATTGTGGACCAATTGGGCCTGGGCCTTGTGATACAGTTTACGTTGAGATACCAATCATACAATACGAATACATATTCGATACAATCGTTGAATACGAAACGTTGTTTGACACAATTATTCAGACTGAATATATATATGAAATTGATACAGTTTATGCTGACGTTTTGGACACAATGTTTATCGATGTTATAGAGTATGTTGAGATATTTGTGATTGATACTATTGTGGAAATAGAGTACGAGTATATAACGGAATATATAGACTGTGATTCAGGTTTACCTTGCAACACAAGTATTATGGAAATGATAGATAAATCTAAAACAAATGGAGTGATATATAATATTAACGGGCAAGCAATAAGAGAGAGACATGGGTTGTATATTGAGAATGGTAAAATTTATTATAAAACTAAATAATTATGGGATTAACATATAGAAAAGCAATGACGCCTGGTTTGAAGGCTTGTAAAGATTATTACGAAGGTAAAAAGTCTGGTGAAAAAAAAGAAGAAATAAAAACAAAGCCAAACAACTATAAGTTAGATAACTTAAAAAAGTAAAGCTATGGCTTTTAAACTAAAAAAAGATTTTAACTTTGGCGAAGGCACTAGTCCACTTAAGATAGGGTGGAAAGCGTGGTTGGCTGGTGAGGGTTATTATAAAGCTATAAAGCATCAAATTGATAAGCGTAATAAAAAGAGACAAGACAAAGAGCAGGCTAAAAAAATGAATGAGCATATAAACCGTGCTCATAATTCAGGACAAATGCCTACATCTGCCACCGATAATATGGTACAGGTTTGGGACGAAAAACTTGGTAGGAAGAAGTGGGTTTATCAGGAGGATAAAAAAGAAAAAAAGGAAGAAACAAAAGAACCTACAACTAACAATACTAAAGTGAAAAATAATAAACCTAATAATAAACCTGAAAAAAGTGTTGTTGTAGACGATAGTGAAAAGAAAAATAAAAAGAAAATTAAACCAAACTTTAGATACAATTTTTAAACTATGGCAAAAGAATTATCAGAAGATAGCAAATTTCAAGTAAGCGTAAAAACATTAGTTGGTATGATAGTGGCTGTTGCTACTGTTATATCTGCTTATTTTGGTTTAATGGCTAGTATAAATTCTAAGTTTTTAGAACTAGAAGATAAGGTAGAAAAAGCATTTGAGTTACCTAAACCAGGAACTGGTACATATACTATAGACATGGGTGATCCTGCAGCTACTAATACTTGGCCTCCAACAAGAATGGAGTTCAATATGAAAGATCAAATGGCTCGTAATCAAATTGACGCATTAGTTAAAGAGGTTGATGAGTTGAAAGATGAAATAAAACTATTAAGACAATGAAGAAAAAAATAGATATTTCCACATTAATGTACGTTGCTATTATCGTGTTGATATATTTCTTAGGCACTACTATTGGTTTAACTCAGGAGGTTATTACCGCTAGTAATTTTGATAGTAAAATAGCTAAAGATATTTCTGTTGTAGAATTTTGGGCAGATTGGAATAAGCAAAATCAATTCGGTGATATAGTTAAAATAAAAGAAGCTGAAAAATATAGAGTAGATATAATGAACGATGCTAGTTTACAGTCTGAATACAATATAACCGGTATACCAACTGTTATTATATTTGATAATGGTGTGGAAAAAGAAAGGTTTAAACCTAATATAATGTTTCAATTAGAAGCTGATAAAAAAATTATACAGAATTCTGTTGACACAATAATACTAAATAAATTTCAATAATATGGGAAAGTTTTCAAAAGAATTTTGCAACAAAAGTCCTTTCAACAAAGCGTTTGAGGTTCATAAGATGTATAAAACTAAGACAGCCAACACTAAGGCTGACCACGAAAGATTAAAAAAAGAAGGATACGATCACAGTCCTTATGACAAGCGAGGCTTGTGGGATAATATACACGCTAAGAGAAAAAGAGGTGAGGCACCAAATAAACCCGGTGATAAAGGTTACCCAACTGATAAGGCAATTAGAGATAGTCAATAATGAGTTACGATAATAGAAGTGTTAGTCCACTAAAAATAACAGAAGCGGCTTACGCAAAAAGAAATGCTAAAATGAGGAAAGAAAATCCAGGTATGGCTAGTAGAAAAACTAGTGGCACACATCCGGATAGAGTAAAATTTGCTTGTAGATTTGGCGCACAAAACCATCCAATGAAAAATGATAAAGGTGAACCAACGCCTTATGCCATGGCATTAAAAAAATGGGGATTCGGTAGTGCTGCTGCGGCAAGCGCTTTTTGTAGGAAGCATAAAAAAAGTTAAAAAAAAAGGGAGCCGTTAAGCTCCCTTTATTATTTTAAGTATATAATACTTAGCTATTTTTAATGCTTTGAATTGTTGTCCTCACATTTTGAGCAGCTTCCTTAATTGCCTGCATACTTTTTCTAGCTCTAGTTCCAGCAGATTTATTTCCACTCATAAACTTTTCTATTTCTTCGTGAGCACTGTGCATTTCATCTTGCATAGTATCTAATAATTCATTTAAATCCATATTATAAAATTTTATTTAATTAAACAACTTCACATGATCCGCCAGCGCAAGCTAACTCGCCTGATAGATCTGTGTTATCATCCGTCTCTGTTACTTTCGTTAAATCGACATCAGATAATATTCTAGACATCTCATTGTATTTATCCTCCGTGATGTCCTCAAACGGAGCTTGTGTATATGTACCACCATCATATGGTAATACAGATAACCCATTATAATAATCTCTATTACTCCACATCCATTCACCTGCTTTTTCCCACTCATCTTTCTTTAAAGATATCGTAGCTGATACATTGTGAGTGTTGCTACCACGTCTATGACCCGGCTTAATCCATTCTCGTGAAACACGTTTAACTCTTTCAAGAGTATCAAACGGTGATTCAGTTCTAAGTATTGATTTAACCGGAGCTTTTTGTGGCACGGATATAACAGCGGTGTCGTGTGGCCTGAAGTACTCATCTTCAATTAGTTCTGGATGTTTGTTAGACAAATATGTATATATAGCCTCGTTCTTTCCTACGCGCATCCTACGGACATAATAATCATTATGCCAAGCGTGAATACCCGAAGATGTTCCGAGGACCAGAGATGTCGTCCCTGCAGGTTTTACGGTTGTGCATCTGGCTGAAGATTTAATCCCTAAGATCTTTGCTACTCGTGCGTTTTCTTTTGTCACGATATTTGCAGCTTCCTTCATATCCATTTGGAGCACAGCGGCACTCCCTATTCCTGTCATTGACACACCTATAAGAGCGTCTTTCTCTGTTGTCTCTTTCCATATTTCTCTAAGATAGTGGAAGTCGGTATATGCCGCTTGTAACGTTCCAATAAACGCCGCAGCTTTAACTCTGTTATTAAAATCTTCTTGATCTTTAATATCAGATACATTAACTTCACAAAGGTTACAGAACTGAAATGGTCTTAGCGCTATCTCACAACAAGGATTAGTCCCCCAATCTTTATCGTTATTAAGATATATACCAGGTTCGCCAGCTCCTGACAGCTCAACTCTTTTCCATAAGTCCATAAAAAACTCTTTAGTTACCTTATGTCTCATTAAAACAGCTGAGTTATTAGCTCTACCTCTTTGTGGGTCTGTTTCCCACCACTGACCTGACTTACATGATATCATTTCACTGTCTGTAGCAGTAAACAAACTTATTAAAGCAGCTCGTCTAATGCCACCAGCTAATACAGCATCAGCTATATGGCATATAATATCATGGACCTCAAGTGAACTTAAGGTATCACCATCCTCCTTTGATTGAAGTATACCTTCAACCTTGATTAAACATTCTTTTAAAGGCTGTGGACCAGGTGCTTTACCACCTGATGTCACTAGCCTAGCACCCTTTGGTCTGATACAAGTATAATCAAAGTTTATCTTAGAGGCTTTTTTACCACCAAGGTAAGACTTAATTAATACTTTAACAGCATCAGACCAACCTTCAATTGAATCACCTATAACAAAACGCTTAGATCTTTTCATATAAGGTTTAGTTATTACAGGTAAATCCTTTATGTGGTGCTGTTGAACGGAGTAACCGACTCCACATCCAGAAAGTAATAGAAACATTATCTCATTAAAAGCTTCGATATCATCTACAGGTAAATACGAACAGTTGTATAATCTATTAGGACTTACTTGTATTGGTTTACCAGCAAATTGCAAACTACGCATTGATGGTAAAATCTTTTTATCAAACACATAAGTGTATGCGCTTAATATATCGCTCTTTAATTTAGGGTAATTTTTGATATGCATCTCCAAATTTCTGCTAACTAGCTCATCCCAAGTTTCTCTACGATTTTTCTCAGGCATATACCTAGCATACTTCATATGTACCGTGATATCAGAAAGTATGTTTCTATTAGTGTCTTTCATTATTTTCTTTTTCTTTTAAATGTAGTAAAACAAAAATCTACAAATGGTAGATATACTACGTGGTTATTTTTTTTATTTTCTCTGTACGTTCTTAAACCCAAAAGAACACCGGGATAAAATCCCATACTAAATTCCCAATCCATATTATTTATTTTTAGTTATTAAATTAATTACTTGGTCACACTCCTTTTGGTTTTGAGGCTTATATAAAGTTACATGCGGATAACATCTATTAATGAATCTTTTAAACAATTTCCATCTCATTGGAAAACTTTCATTAGCTCTACCCTTTGTTTCTATTATAAAACCATCTCCAATAAAATCTGGAGTGTACTTAATTGGTAAGATTTTTTTATTGCCTCTGTCTACAAACTCGCCCTTACCGTTAGACTGTCTTTCATAACTAGCAGTTTCAAATTCAAAACCATCTATTAAAGTATATGTCTGACCTTCATACTCAGCTTTTACTTTAGCTTTTTTAAGAGCTTGATACATATACTTTTCTAGACCAGAGGCGAAGGCTATGTTATCGTACATAACCTTCTTAGACCTAACAGGTCCTCTCTTCTTAGTCTTCTTTCGATATCTCATCTAATATGTCTTTAAGTTCTTCTTGTGCAGTTTGTATATATAAAATTGCATCCATAAGTTCTTCTTGCATATCAACTAGATATTTCATAAGACCTTTCATTTTCGTTGTTCTCTCTTCATGAAGAGTCGTACCGTATTTTCTATAGCCTTCATCAGACCTAGATTTAAATTTATCTACAACACGTTTTACAACAGGATCTCTAAACTCGTCTTCATCAACGATGAAACCCTTAGCATTCATTATTTCTCTATCACTCATATATTAATCTTTTACAAATGTTCCATTTTTCATTTTACCAGTTCTCTTACTTATAACGTTGTAAGCTGACTCAACACACTCTTCAATTGTTAAACCACTTAGTTCCGCTAGGTTAGTTAGTACAACAACCATATCGCCAATACCATCTTTTATTTCTGGTAAATCGTTTTTTAATATAGCTCTACCAACTTCACCGGCTTCTTCCATTAACTTAACGTATTGAGTTTTCTGATCGCCTTTATCATATATACCCTTAGCTTCAGCCCAGTCTCTAATCTTATCAAAATAAAAAACAACCTCACCGCAGTCATCACAGTCTTCATCTTCTGGAAATGGTAGTTTTTTATTATCTAAGTATCTAGCCATTGCTTTATTGTAAACATAACATCGGTCATTGTTAAACATAGACGTTTTAGCGTTCTTCTCTATCCACATAGCTAGATCTTTATCTAAGCAGACATCACCGTGGTCAGTCTTCCACCTCATTTCTAAGTTGTCCATTAACCTACCTTTGAGTTTGCTAACAGGACATGGAAATGTTGTGGTTTGTTCCGTAACATTTATCTTCATATTATTTAATTTAAATTTATTACTAATTAATTCCTTGTATGGTTTTAGATCAACTCTATATCCATACTTCTCTTGAAGTTCTAGTTCTCGTTGAGATATATAATCTATATCCTTGTGTCTCTCTATAACTTCATACTCACCAACCTCGTATCCCTGTTGTTCCGTAACTCTGTTATATAAATCAGTAGTTACACCAATCTTTTTACCTGGTATGTGGTATATTATATATTCTTTATCCATTTATTTTATCTATTATATTATCATACAAATGTAAGTTATGTGCAAAGTGATAATAATCACCAACTAACAACTCAAGCTTATCAGCAACTAACAGTTGTAACTTTGAGAAACAATACTGATCGTTGCAGAAACCGTACCAGAGGTCATTAGAACGCATCGTAACACACATGTTAAGCTTTTGTCCTATGATTGTAAACTGAATAGCGTAAGTACATGGGGTATCGTGTTGATATGTTCCATTATCTATCTCTTTACCGTCATATATACTAACAGTAGCTTGACGTGTTCTTGGGTTAGCTTTAAGCATTGCTATAACATTATCTAATTGATTATTTCTTTGCCATTGATAACCATAATTAGAATTAACATAACCTTCTTCGTTAGCCATACGTTTCCATATCTCAGGAACCTTACCGTATATTTCACCTAACATTTTAATGTTTGGCATACCGGTTAAATACCATTGCCATTCAGCTTCAGCATAATCTAATTTCCAATTACGATCTTGGTCTATAATGTGATTGTCTATTGGTTTGTCTATATAGAAACCTACATTAAATAAAGCTTGCGTATCGTCAAATTGAATACCATATTCTGGTATCTGCCATTTGTAATACTTGAAAGCTTCATTTGCATTTTTAAATCTATTCTCCATTTTTATTATATTTATTATAGTAGTAATCGCAGTATTCATACACCTTGTGCATTATACTTATCTTCTCATATTTAGCTGGGTCAGTATTTCTTTTACCATTCATTGTAATTTCGACTGTCCAGCTTCCGTAGTCCTGCCCCCACATAGGTATGGGACCTATTTTAATGCCATTGTTAAAACACCAACGGTACGACCTCAGTTCCTCTCCAGCGCGCTGATGCGTTGGATATTTCCCGTGCTCGCCTCCTAAGTTTTTCTTTTTCATGACAATATTTATTAAAATAGTACTCGGAATATTTATATATTTGTTCCATTATATCTTTTTTATCGTACACTTTAGGGTCAACATTACAATTACCTTTTATAGTAATTGTTATTTTCCATTCGTGTGTACCGTCTTTATAATGATATCTCGGTCCAATATCTATTCCGTTTTCTTCACACCAGAAGAATGGAACTAAATTACCACCTTCTCTAGTATGCTTTGGGAAAGAAGTGTTATCGTTATCTAACTCTCCCATGGCAAAGGTCCTACGGAAGTTGAATCAGTTATTAGCGGTATATAACTACCTGATTTTGGCTCCCAATTAAAATGAGCTTCAGCTTGATTCTCACCTAGGTTTTGAAATTTAACTTTCAACACCTTAACTTTAACCGTGTTAGCATCATAATCTCTATGAACTAACAAACCATGGTAACTAGCATCGTACCATTCACCACCACCTTTAATACTGTACATCGTAGGTTCTTCAATCTTACCCTCTTTGTCTCTGTACATTTTAGTAGGGTGAGCAACAACCATAACTAACACATCATACTTTTTAGCAAATGTTTCAATCTTGGTTAAATACTCCATAGTGTAACGATTAACGTCTTCAGTCTTACAGTCAACGTCTCTAATCTTATTGAAAGGATCAATGACTAAACATTTAATACCTTTACGCTTTACAAGTTCAGCGCCTTTACGCAATACATCTTCAAGTGTATACCTATCCATATCAATGAAGAAATAATTATCATTAATATGCTCAGTAATTTGTCTCCACTTATCAGAGCCAACATCATCTTTTGTCGGCATTCCTTCCCACGTTTTACGTATTAGCTTGTGAGCATGTAGAAAATTAGGTTTGTTCTCTGGAGACGCGTAAGCTGTCTTCCAACCATAATTCTTATTATAACCTATACACATTTGGTCTACAAAATCTGACTTACCAGATGATGGTATACCTGTGACAGTTATAAACTGTGAGGTATAAGTAGAGAATATTCTATCAAAATTCTCTAAACCAACCTGAAAACCAGGTTTGAAACCGTTGTGTACAAAGTCGAGCAATTCAGCTTCTATATCTTTAAGAGTTGAAACTCCTTCTAGTGGAACCTGTACCGCAGATGTAATAACTTTTCTAAGTTCTTCTGCTCCATGTTCTATTAAGAAGTCATTAGGGTCTTTATTACCATTGAAATCTACTAGATAGCAAACTTCAGCACCAAGACGTCTAATAAACTCATATCTTAAAGCTTGTCCAGCCTCATCAGCGTCGACCGCTAATATAATCTTCTCCTTGTCTTCAAAATAATCAATACAATTATCTAGATAATCTAGATTATTACTGTTTAACGTGGCACCGTTAGGAAC